CGATCTGGTAGTTTTGTACCCATGATGGCAGATGTTGCTGAACAAGAAGCTATGCCATGGGAATAAACGACAAGAAACGTAAGAAAAAAGGTTTAGGTAGATCACCTGAATCCATACCTTACACAGACGATAATATGAAGCATGTAGCTTGGTGTATGAATAACAGCATAGTCGTTGGTTTTAGTCCCTTATGGGATACTGAAGATCAATGGCAAATTGATATTCAAATAAATGCAACTGTTAGTGTTGACCCTAACACATACAGCGGCGACGAGGTTATGGCTAAAGTTTATGAATACTACAAATACTACTACGATAAATATGAAAAATAGATTTTACAATGCAGACTCTGCTTTCACTTATTTTTTAAATGAAATCAGGTGTAATGGTATAGAGTTTGGTGATACTAAAGCTTTGTTTAATATAGGTTTTACTATGGAACAACCTCGTGATATGTTTATACTAAACAAAGAACGTGAGTGGAATAGAGAGTATGCCGAAGCTGAATGGCAATGGTATTTATCAGGCGATCGTAACATACATAAGCTAGGTGATTTGTATGGCAAAGTACCGCCAATATGGACGCGCATGGCCGATGAAGACGGTAACGTTAATTCTAACTATGGCTGGCAGTGGAATCGTAATGATCAGCTGGAAAAAGTTATAGATAAATTATCTAATCCAAATACTCGGCAAGCGGCTATAAGTATATACGACGGTAAAGAGATACACGCGTATGATAACGATACTCCGTGTACTTACGCTGTACAGTTTACAGTAATGCCTAAGACTAATAAGCTTAACATGGCTGTAGTTATGAGGTCAAACGATTTATGGTTTGGCTTCTGTAACGATCAGTATTGTTTTGCTAGCTTACAAATGCTAGTTGCTTATCAGCTAGGTATTGACGTCGGTGAGTATTACCATTACGCACATAACTTGCATTTATACAACAACAAACTATGACATATTGCATATACCATATACCAGGTAAAAAAATCGGTGTAACAAACAACTTGGAAGAAAGAGTTACGCGACAACAAGGTTATACAGAAGATGAATACGAAATACTAGATATGTCAGATGATATTAGTTATATCTCTCACAGGGAGATTGAACTACAGAAACAATTTGGTTACAGAGTAGATCACAAACTGTACAAAGATTTAAACCCTATAAAACAAGAATTAAATTCAATGAATATAAACATAACAGAACAAACAACTACGTTTCCATGTCCAGTAAACAAGCTTAAAGGCAGGCTTATGGACGAGATTGGTATGAGCTGGGAAACAGACCACGGTAGGTGCTGTATTGACCCCGACTCTATTAGATGGATCATGGATAACGTAAAAACGTCTATGTATAACAACGATAGATGCTATGTATACAACAAGGCGTTTGCTAGGTACTTTGATAACAATGGCTGCTGTAAGACAAATACAGGAGCGTTAAACATGAGCGGCCGTAGAGCTCCTAGTCGCTTTGACTTAATCAGAACATGGGCAGATGAACGAGGTTTGTATGATAAAGGCGATACTAAAACTCAATACCTAAAGCTTATGGAAGAAGCTGGCGAGCTTGGTAGAGCCATACTAAAGAACGACGAGCCTGAGTTTATCGATGCTATTGGTGATATGGTTGTAGTACTAACTAATCTAGCTAGACTAGGTGGTGTGTCAATTGAAACTTGTATTGACTCAGCATATGACGTTATTAGTAAGCGCACAGGTAAAATGGTTAACGGCACATTTGTAAAAGACACACTATGAGTGATAGAGAAATAATGAACGCTAAGTCGTCTACTAAAAAAGTAATGATGAATTTTCGCGATCCAGTGGTACAACGCGTGTGTGAAAAGTTTACACAACGATCTGACGAAGGCTATGCTAAGTACGGTCGTACACTAAGCGATGAAATGCTAGGCGGACATAAACATCTTGATGGTTATCTTAACGATATACAAGAAGAGCTTATGGATGCGATACTGTATATACAAACAGCTCGTGAATTAATCGACCATATCGTTGGGCCGCAAGACGACGCGTAAAACTAAAAGCAGGAAACGAGGACCAGTTAAGTCAAAAAAGGTTACCTATGATGGGATAACCTTTGCCTCGGGTCTTGAACGTTATATGTATCAAGCACTAAAGAAATCTAAGATCAAAGCCGAGTACGAGCCGGAGACATTTGTTCTTCAAGAAGGATTTATGTGTAACATACAATGCTACGAGCGTCAAAGCAATGGTAAAGGCGATATGGTAAATCGCGGGGAGAAAAAAATCTTACCTATCAAATACACTCCTGATTTCATTGGTGAGGGTTTTATAATTGAAACAAAAGGCAGGGCAAACGAAAGTTTCCCTATGCGTTGGAAAATGTTTAAGAAATACATTAACAAACATGATATGCCTGTAACTTTATATAAACCCCAAAATCAGAAGGAATGCGATAAGGTTATTGAAATAATTAAAAGCAAACAATGAGTTGGGAATTAACAGTTGGGTTTTACCCAGGTATATTAGTAGGATTTAGATCTTACGAAAGTAACGATAGAAACAATCACGTGTTGTATATACCGTTTGTAGATATATGTTTAACAATTATGAAACAAGAATATGAGTCAGATTAGCAGAGATATTTTATCAGATATTACAGTGCATATGAAGTATGCAAAATATATACCTGAGCTTAACAGAAGAGAGACATGGGAGGAATTGGTTACGCGTAACTTAGAGATGCACGTTAAGAAATATCCTGAGCTAGCAGATCAGATAAACGAAGCTTATAAATATGTATATAATAAAAAGGTTTTACCCTCAATGCGTTCGCTCCAATTTAGCGGCAAACCTATTGAAATATCTCCGAACAGGTTGTATAATTGTAGCTACCTACCTATTGACCATATTGATAGCTTTAGTGAAACTATGTTCTTACTTCTCTCAGGCTGTGGCGTGGGATACTCAGTTCAACAGCATCACGTTGGAAAATTACCTTATATCATTAAACCGTTTGATAAAAGACATAGACGATTTGTAATTGGTGATAGTATTGAAGGATGGGCTGACGCAGTTAAAGTTCTTATTGAGTCGTACCTTGGTGGTCGCAGGTGTTCTAAAGTAAAGTTTGATTACTCAGACATCAGACCTAAAGGCGCAAGACTAGTGACGTCAGGAGGTAAAGCTCCTGGCCCACAGCCACTCAAGGAGTGTTTAGTTAAAGTTCAAGGTATACTAGATAATAAAGAAGATGGAACGCAACTCACTAGCCTCGAAGTTCACGACATTGTTTGCCATATTGCAGACGCTGTGCTTGCTGGTGGTATTAGGCGTGCAGCACTTATATCTCTATTTAGCGCTACGGATGAAGAGATGATATCATGCAAGTCAGGTAACTGGTGGGAGCTTAACCCACAACGCGGTAGAGCTAATAACTCTGCCGTGCTGATGAGACATAAGGTTAAAAAAGATTTCTTTATGGATCTGTGGAAAAGAGTTGAAGCGTCAGGAGCTGGCGAACCTGGTATATATCTAAACAATGATAAGGACTGGGGAACAAACCCGTGTTGCGAGATTGCTCTTCGTCCTTATCAGTTCTGTAACCTATGTGAGGTTAACGTATCAGATATAGTTGATCAAGATGATTTAAATGCTAGAGTTAAAGTTGCTGCCTTCATAGGTACGCTTCAAGCAGGTTATACAGACTTCCACTATCTACGTGAGGTATGGAAAGACACAACTGAGAAAGATGCTTTGATTGGTGTATCAATGACAGGCATCGGCTCTAACAAGGTTATGAATCTTGATATGAAGAAAGCTGCTGATATAGTTAAGCGTGAGAATACTAGAGTTGCTAAGCTTATAGGTATTAATAAAGCAGCACGCACAACATGTGTTAAACCAGCAGGTACTACATCGCTAGTGTTAGGCACATCATCTGGTATACACGCTTGGCATAACAAGCACTACGTGCGTAGACTACGAGTTGGTAAGAACGAAGCTATTTATTCTTACCTAGTTAAGAACCACCCTGAGTTGATCGAAGATGAATACTTCAGACCTCATGACACAGCCGTGATCAGTGTACCGCAAGCGGCACCTGATGGTTGTATTGTAAGAACTGAGTCTGCATTTGATTTGCTTGAGAGAGTAAAGAAAGTATCAACTGACTGGGTATCGCCTGGTCACAGGACTGGTTCAAACACTCACAACGTTTCTGCTACAATTAGTTTAAAAGCTGACGAGTGGGATGAGGCTGGTGAGTGGATGTGGAAGAACAGAGAATACTATAACGGTTTATCTGTTCTACCATACGACGGTGGTACATATACTCAAGCTCCATTTGAGGACATTACTAAAACTAAATTTAATGAAATGATTAAGTCGCTAGATAGTGTTGACTTATCAAATGTAATGGAGACCGAGGATAATACGGATCTTTCTGGCGAGCTAGCTTGCTCAGGCGGATCGTGTGAGGTTACATAACCTAAACTACCGGAAACAAGAAAGGGGAACCGCAAGGCTCCCCTTTTTTTATATATATGCTATACACAGATTTACGTTAGTGTATGAGTTATAGTTTTACTTACTCCGCCGTTTGTAACTGTCATTACTATGGTATATGTTGTTACCGTTTTACCTTTAACTGTGGTAGTCGTAGTTATCATGTCACCAAAAGCTACTGTTGTACTACTGCCTATAGTGACTATATTTGTGTCACCAGCCAAAGCAGTACTACCAGATGTACCAAGGGTCATGCTTACCTTATCTTTATTGGCGTCAATTTCTGTTCTAAGATAATTAATCTCATCTTGCATTTGTTGCATTTGGTAAAGCAGCGGTCCAAGAGTAGGATCGTTTAATAAATTAAGATTACCGCCATTTGCTTTATCTTTATCCCACAGGTCTTTAAGCTCTGCTAATTTACTAGATGATATTTCATCTGCTCCACCTCCTGACGTGGTATAAAAACCCTCGTGTTTTGCGTTTGATAGTGCCATGTTATGCTATATTAAATACTTGGTAGGTTAGATAAACCTCTATACTAGTAAAACAGTTAGTTGTTGTAGCTGAATCAAAGCTAACTTCTAAAGCCGCATTAACGTCATCAGTTAAGTTTTGACTAACTTCATTATAATATAAACCAGGTGTTATATGAAATATTCTGTCTCCAGTTTCATTGTACATAAATCTTCTTATGTGATGCACCGAAGTTGAATTAGTTGTTCCAGGCTCTTTACCAGCATAGTGCATATTCCAATCCGCCGCGCTATTAGTTTGTGAGGCGGCTCTATCAATTCTTATCATACCACCTATTGGAACAATAACCGTATTAGCTCCTTGAGCTGGTACTAGCTCTATAGGCGTTGAGTTCATCGCATTAGCTTCAGCCGTTGTAATGGTTCTCCTTGTTTGCATTGTTACAGCGGGTACGCCTGCAGCAGCGCTTGTTAGAGCAGGTGTGTTGGTTGTAAACACCTGTTCACCTTCTACTGTGATTATACCAGCCGCAGATCTAGCTATAGTAGTATCTGACGCATGGCCTAGTTCTATGTTTCCAGCTGTTTGTATTTTAGGAATAACTGCGTTACCAGTACTAGGATTATATGTAAATGTGCCTGTATCATCGTGTAGGTTATTTGACTCATCATGAAACACTACAGGGAAATCTGTATTAGCAGTACTATCTGATACGCTTACACCACCGCCAGCTGCGTTAATACGATCGTCAATAGCGGCTGACGTCATTAAGCTGGTGTCATTATCTGCAAACGACTCACCAGACGTTTGTATGGTAGTTACGTCTACGCTATCAAGTATTAAACCCGTAGTCACAGATAGATCACCAGCCACAGTGGTTGTTGAAGCAGAACCATTGCCTATAGTTACGTCAACTTTGTCTTCAGCGTCACCACTTTCTATTGTAAGACCAGGTTGTATCTCGCCATCATGGCTTGCTACGCTAAGCGTTAGTTTACCTTCCTCAGCACCATCGCTTACGTCTTTGGCTATACCTTCAATTTTAGCAAAAGTAGTTTGCGTAGGTGTACCATCGTCATAAGCTGCAAAGTTTATTACACCACAGCTATCATTATCGCTACCATCTGTTTTACTACCACCTATACCACCTCTTAAATTACCAATAGTAAACTGAGGTCCAGTAGCGTCGTCAGTGTAATTATACACTCCAAATATAGGACCAGTCGCCACCGTGCTTGTAAAGTTAGTTATAGTGGCATCAAATGTGTTCGTGCTCATTAAACCACCAGATCCAAAGGTAGTTGTTTCTCCAAAAACACTTGCGTACGAGCTGAGGAAATCCATAAAACCAAGAGAACCACCTATGGCTGATTGATTGACTCCTACTGACATGGTCATTTTACCCATCTCAGCTCCATCTGTAACAGCATAGCTTTCACTTGCTATTTTACCATATGGAATAGTCTCAGGATCTGGTCCTGATTTAGCGTTTTCTCCTATAAAGCTAATTGTACCAGCGTCATCACCAGCTCCTGCAATGACAGACGCGTCAGATGATCTTCTACCGATAAGCTTTAACTCGCCTGCGTTGGCGTCGTTAGTTGTATTTTCAATACTTAATATCGGTTTAGTACTAGTAGCACTTGTCAATGTTAAATCAGCACCGTCATATGTAGCATTAGCCTCTGTTGTTATTTCATCCGCGTCTTTATACGTCAATAGTCCATTGGCTGTAGATCCATCAAACGATAATCCGTCGCCAACAGCTGCATCAACATAAGCTTTGCTGGCCGCGTCTGTGCTAGCCGAAACGGTGTCAATACCTTGTATTCTACCAGTACCACCTAATGTTATATCACCACCAGTCACGGTCATATCACTAGTCACAGTCATGTCTCCAGCTACTGTAGTTGTTGAAGCAGCGCCAGCAGCTAATGTGACATCTACTATACCACTTCCATTGCCTTCTCCTGTGATAACATTAGCGGTCATTAATAATCCTTGAGCTGATAAACCCGGGGTATTAGCAGCTATTTGTATTTTACCCTCTGTATTACCATCGCTAGCGTCAGATATTGAAGCTTTAATACAAGCATAATTAGCCAAGCTACCGTTATCATTATCTCCATAAAAATTTAAAGTCGCTACAGTATCACCATCAGCAGCTGTACCGCCTAGTCTGTTTTTTGTAAAGGTCATAAACGTGCCACTATCTCCGTCACGATAGTTCGTCATGGTGATAAATGGACCAGATGACTGACCGAGTACATTGTCACCTGTTAACTCTATGCCAGGAACGGTGTTTGAGCGACTATGAAGCTCAATTCCTTTTTTATAACTAGTTCCAGTAATTTCGGTTTGACCAATTAGTACATCTGATCTAAACGTAGCTATAAAATCAAATATATGTTGTCCTATCCACTTCATTAAGAAATTTTAATACTAAATATGTCACTTGAACCTACAGTTGCGTTTAAGCTATACCTAGACACATCGTACCTAAGCATATTAGCATTATCTAATAGTAACGTTACGCCTACAGGTATAGAAATATTTTTAATAAGATAAAATGTATTATCAATACTAGAACTAGTTGTCTTGTTATCCTGTAAAAATATGGATATAGTCCCAGCGCTACTGTTTGTATTTGATATAGAAATAGAACGCACGTTACTACCCGCAGAATTAGCGGATAGCAACTGTACGTTTACTCCTGTCGATCCAGTTATATTTCTATATAATAAAGCCATATTAAGCTTCCTCGAAGAACATTACAAACTCTAAAACTACAGTGTCATCTGTAGCTGGAGTCGCTGTAACGTCATCACCATCAATACAAGTTAAAGGCATTAGCATCCAATCTCCACCATAAAGCTTGCCAATTGGTTCAGAGTTAACGCCTATTGTAACACCAACAGACTTATCAATATTGCCTCTACCGTCTCCAATGTTTCTAATATATATTTTTGCAGCTACGCTGTCCTTTGGTTCTATTAGCTCGTTAGCCATAGTAACTAAATCTACAGCGGCCGTAGCTGATAACTTTCTTCTTTGAAAGCCTGTTGTGCTGTCTATATCTACGACTGTACCAGCTTGCGTAAGAGTCATTGACTCACTAATACTACCAAACCCTGGCGCTGCGTCTGAAGATATATTTATTGTGCATGTTGTTGCCATAATTATTTCTTTTAAATCGTTATTAAGTTTGAGTTAGAGCAGTTCCTTCGTGGAAAAGAGCGTACTCAATTTTATTTGTTCCACCGTTAGACGTGATTGCTATATCCGCCGCCGCATCATGAAAGTCAGCCGGAATAAACATCCAGTCTCCACCGTATAATCTACCAATAGCTTGAGCGTTCTGTGTGATAGCTACGTAATATGTTTCGTCAATTGAGTGGTTTTTTACATAGAGTTTACTTGCTTTAGACGCTGTTGGCGTCGAGCAAATTAAATCATACTCATCTCCAGTAGCGATCTCTACGAGACCGTACTCCATTTGATCTAAACCATCAGCTGTAGTACCCGCCTTCATACAAGTAGTACTTGCATTGACTGACATCGCATCTGATAGCAAATCACTTGTTAGCGTTACCGCTGCTGTTGTTGTTGCCATAATTATTTATTTAGTTGTTATTGATTTAGTAGCATGTGTTCTAGTGTCATAGAATCTGACGAACTAGGAGTTATTTTAATATCTGCGTCTGGTGTTGTGCCTGTATCAGCGTTCCAAGGAAAAAATCCCCAATCACCAGCATATAATCTACCAAGTTCTAAATCTCCTATAGAAACCAAAAAAAACTTAGACGCTGTTGAGTCAGTATTTTTTAAGTAAACCTTGTTAGCACCGTCGTCTGTATAATTAGCCGCGGTGTATAGAGTATATTGTCCGGTAGACGCTGTAGTAGTTCTACCTAAGCCTGTTGTTGATACTAATCCTGTTGAATTTCCAGCTTGCGTAAGCGTTGCCGTTGTTGTTAAAGCTAACTCGTCTGACAACAGGTCAGTACTCGATAGCGTAATTGTAGCTGTTGTAGTTGCCATGTTATATTACTTTATATTTTGTTTTACCGTTTTCTTTATATGCTTGTAGACACCTATGTCTATTCTTTTCTTCTGATACATAACTCACGTGAACCCACGCTGGGTTTTTATCATCGCCAAATTCCCAAATGATTTGATCATAATCCATGTTGTATCTTATGTGCTTAAACATAGACGCGTTGCTTCTATGCCCGTATGTATCATCAATATCTATTGCTTGACCGTGGCAGTGTTGGGATTTTTTACTACCTCCAATCGCCACGTTTAACTCAGGCGATCTATAGAAACTATTTATTTTAATCGGACCTCCAACCCATTTCCTTAGCGGTTCAAATACTTTTTCAGCTATAAGCTTCATGTTTTCTAACTCTTCTACGTCAGGTATATTCTCTATACCTCTACGTATAGCTGTATTGCTGCGAGTAGCTTCTTTATAGCTAATATGTTTACTTATATTTTCCATAGTTATTTAATAACTTTCTTAATAATAGTTCGGTTGTTAAATGCTATACACACTGTATACATCCCTGGAGCCCATAGAGATGCGTCTATCGCGTTCGTATTAATTTCTGATACAATAATACGTCCAGTTGAATCGAATACCTCTAAATCAACGTTTTGATTTATACGCAATATATTACCAACCGGATTAGGATATATAACTAGATCATCACCAGCCAATATAGCTTCAATACCTGTAGACGAACAGTAGTTATATGTATCTTGACAAGTAGCATCCCATGCTTCATCACAACAATACGGATCCGCTTGTATTACCCAAGCGTAACACATATCGTTCAACCAATAAGGTTCACCAGGTCCTGTTACACAACCAGCGTCGTATAAGCAGTTGTCTGCAGGTTCGTTTGCAAGCTCGTTGTAGTTGTAAGCTAGCGGGTCCATACAGTCGACCACCACTTCCTCACACGAGCCATTGTCAGTATTAGCAGCTGGATCATAATTAAAGGCGCTACTGTCAGTACAGCCATAAATGTAAGGAATACAGCTACCATCTTCAGCATTAGCTTCCGGATCATAGTTAAACATTGTTGCGTCCGTACAACCGTAGATGAAAGGTATACAGCTATCATCGTCAGTGTTAGCGGCCGGGTTATAGTTAAAGGCAAGTGAGTTCGTGCAGCCTAATACTACAGGTATACAACCCTCGTTATCTACATTTGCCTCTGGGTTATAGTTAAAAGCCTCACTATCCATGCAGCCAAATACCGCGAGAGTATTACAACTACCATTATCAAAGTCAGCTTCATATCCTTGTGTATAATATTCTAAGTAACCTGCTTGAGTACAACCAGCTTGATAGTAACAGCTACCATCTTCTGTGTTTACATCAGCATTATAATTCTGCGCCATAGTATCTGTACATCCGTAGCTAAACGGCTCACAGCTATCACCACAGTAAGGTGCGAAGCTATATGTAGTCCAGTTAGGTTCATCAAACGGTTGTAATGCGCCTTGTCCGTTATCAAAGAAAGGATTTGTACCTTCAGATAATAACGTGTCACCAGCTTCATTAGTGATCAATACAGAGTTGTGTAGTGTCTGGAATGCTAGCTCTTGAGCTGACTGTTGAGCATTACCTTGCTGGAAGTAATAAAGCTTTACCTCCGCGTCAGAGTCTAAGTTAACAGTCCATGATTGCTCAAATGAACCAGGGCCCATAGTAAACAACCACTGCTGATCACCTTGTATCATACCTAGCTTTGAGTTACCCCAGCCATCACCACCGTCATCTTCAATAGTAACGTTAATAGCACAAGGGCTATTGTTATCTGATATAGTAGCTAAGCTATCATAGTTAAACGCTTCAGGATTTGTACAACCCCACACATGTAGCGTTTCGCAAGTATCTTGCACTGTAGCTAATGGGTTATAATCTACGTAATCATCATCCATACAACCAGGTACGTCAGGCGCAGGTGGGCATGGCTCAGTAAATATAGCGCCAGAGTACATTGTGCCACCGTCAAACTCTGCAAATGCTAGATCATCTAGCTCCCATATAACACTATCACAAGCTGTAATAACACAAGCCCCGTCTTCACCACCTGATGTTGAGCCGCTAAGTCCATCACCATATGTATCTACTAATATCAACTCAAAGCCTAGTGATACACAAAAGTCATATGTATATGTAACAAGCTGATCACCAAAGTTATATTCACCAGGTAATACCTGTTCGTAAAACTGACCAACAGCTAGATCAACTAGAGTAAAACCAGTTTCGTTAGGCCAAGTGTCTAACGTTAATTCCATAGACACTAACGTCTCAGCTGAGTCACACTCAATTACATTACACTCGCCGTTGTCGACTGTAGCCCATGGGTTATAGTTGTCTGCTAGATCGTTAGTACAACCTGGTACTAATGGTAAACAAGGATTAAGTGTAAAGTCTATAGTGTCGACAGCTGTAGAAAATTCGTAGTTAGCCGTGTCTAAACCACAAGCGTTATGTAGTCTATAAAAACCTTCACCAAAGCCACAGCATATACCGTCGCCAAAAGCGTCCATCATTACAAACTGGTAATCACCAGCAGGTAAAAGTTTTGTTACTGTTAATAGGCTATTGTCTTGGTAAGGTGGGCTAACAGCTACAACTTGCTCATCATCGTTTAATATCTCCCAAGATGTTTCGCCTCCATAGTTATCTGTTTGTACAGTAATGTCTAACCAACTACCTTGCCCTAATACTGAACTAGCTAATAACCAAAATAGTACTACAAATAAGTAACCTAGCTTTTTCATACCTCAAACCCTAAGTTGAATATCATAAACCTAAACTTCTTAGCCTCCCACTTAATCTCTAGTAGAGTTAGCGTTCCTAACCTAAATTCTAGGAAATACTTTTCCTTTTTGTTTCCAGCATCAAAGCCGTTAATCCAATCAATCATAATACGTCTTTTTTAATTTCTTGGTTGACAAACATTTTCTTTTTACCACCATCGTAAATATATGCGTGGCCTTCGTTTATCAACGTTTCATTTATATTGTATTCTATTCCTTCTATATCTTTAATGAAGATCTCCCCTAAAACTCTTCCGTACTTTCCCACACCATGGCTTTTTAATCTGAATAATCCTGGTTTGGAACTTACTGACTCCAAGAGCTCTTTGTTGCGCTCCTTTGCGGCGATCCCTAATTTTTTTTCGTCTAAATCTTTCGTTCTCGACTCCCATGTATCGATACCCTTATATCTAATTCGTTTTTTAATCCATATGTCAAAACCAACATCTATCAAAGCATCAATGGTATCACCATCAATAACTCTTTCCAGCTTGGCTCTATATATATACTTATCCATTTAATCTAGCTTGTATTTCAGCAGAAACTTGAGCTTGCGTTTTTATGCCATTAACTATATCTTGAAGATATTGTGGTATATCTGCTTTTATATCGTTAGGTAAATCTTCGTAGTTCATTTAAAAATCACTATAAATTATCTCGTCAACTACGCTTTGTACATCTTTCCTAGTGGCGTCTATTTGCATCATAATGTTAGCTTGAAATCTTTCAACTTCTTCTCCGTTAAACACTATAATCGTAGGTACTACAACTATCTTATAATCAGACTGGTAAGTACCTTCGTCAATGTTAACGTTCATAACATCACAATCAGTGAGTTTATCGAGATAATCTACGCTATTACTTTCGTTCCAACTAGCATTAAACTGCACTACGCAAATGTCACTATTACACATGTTTTGACTTAGTGCCGTACCGCCAACAAGCATAAATAGCATTAGCAGTATATATGTTAACACAGTTCTAAAGTTTAATGTCTCTTCCATGATTAAAGGTTATCTATTTTTTCCTCGATACGCTTCATATCGTCCTTAATCTCCGTCACATCTTCTTGAGTAGTCATGATAGTTTGACGAATCAACTGATCTTTCATATCGAACTCCATGCGAGTGACTTCTGAAGGCAATGGTTCAGGTAGTTCTTTTGCTAAAGCTATGTCAGCTTGTAGCGTAAAGTACATACCAATTAAAGCAGCTAAACCTGCTGATGCCATACCGATTGTCTTGAGGTCTAATGTTACCTTAGTATCCTCACCTATTTGTTTTGCCATTACTTCTTTTTCTTCTTTTTCTTAGGTACACAGTTAGGTACGTTACGGCCTCCTTTCTTTTTCATGCCAATCATTTCGTAACCTTTCCAGCAAGGCCCTTTTTTCTTACGTTTCATTTTAAATGCCATAACTTACTTTTTTTTCATATCTTTAATATGACTTTCAACAACTTTAGCTTGCCTACCGTGGGCTTTAACGGCGGCTTTTAATTCTTTTACAACCTGCTCTAGGTTTTTATATTTCATTTTAAATGCCATGATCTTAACATTTCCATCTACGTCTAGCAGCTCTACCTCTTTCGCCTTTCCAGCCTTTTGATCTAGCGCAGAATGATTTTCTACGTTTAGCAGCTTTACTACCTGGTTTCACTTTACCAGTTACAGCTGTTTTTAATTTACTACCAGGATTTTTACGCCTGTATTCTTTTACGCCTTTTGCTGTCATTCCAGCACCTTCCTTTACGGTTCGGAAGTTACGGCCTTTACCTTTAGTAGTTTTCCTAGGTTCTTTGCTTTTTTTCCTTTTTCTCTTTTTTCGCTTATCAAAAGGGCTTTCGTCAACCATCTTAAAACCACTGCCTATACCACCAGCTCGACGGCGACCACAAGAGGTTATAGGTATAGGATTATTTTTTTGAGTGTACGCCATAGTTAGAAGATTACATAATTTGCACCACACTTAAAGTTATACCATTCCCTATTCCAGTATTTGTTATATCTACCTTCAAGAAAAACTCCAATGTGTTTGTTGAATCTGTGTCCGAAAATAAGCCCGCCCGAGTAGTCAAGCCACTGGCCGTCCACTGTGTTGTGATACATATATTCCCCACCTGTGTCGTAATGGTAGGGCATAACATTTCCCCAAGTGTGGAACCAGAAGTCCTCTGTAAAGTGATAGAAGTCGAACCCGGCAACCACCGAGTAATTCCACTGGCGAGCAAGTTCATTTCTTTTTCTAGCAGTGTATTCAGATAAGACTTCAGGGATAGTGACTGCTTCCCAGACCTCAGTGTTTGAAGCGACAACTGTTCCGTCTGGATCCATGTATTCTCCAGTTGTAAGGTTGTGAGTATATCCTTCTTGAAGTGCGAGGTAAGTGTAGTGAATATCTCCGTTTGCAAGTTTCCATTCTTCAAGTGGATCATACCCATAAGGTTCTGAGATACGTTGAGCGATTCCTGCGTGAAGAGAAAACTTCTTACCGAGTTTAAGTCTATATCTCTGAGAGGCCTCGAAGTATTCGATATCTGCAAACCCGTCTTCAAGATATTCAACCTTTGCCATAACTTTGTCTCCGATGTAACGAAAAAAGTGGTGCTGGTTAAAAAACTCCCGACCCTGCTGTCTTTCATACGTAACTTCTCCAAGAAACTCTATGCCGTTACGCTTACCTATATTAGCGTCAGCAGAGTACGAAGTTTCCGTTCCGTCGTAAAACGCGTTAGCTCTATTCTCATATCCAAATCTAGCAATTTTACGAACACCCATAGACAAACTATAGTCAAATGGAGTTGCTATAGTCTCTTGAGTTAACCCATCAGTAACAGAGTATATAGTCTGATCTGATACAGAGTTGCCGCCGTTGACAGCTGCGTAGAAAGTAGAGAACTTAAATGCTTTTTTTAGTTCTTGAGCTTGAGCTGTAACGCTGAATAAAAGCGTTAATAATAAAATGATTTTTTTCATAAATTAGTTTTATTGAGGTGGTCTAGGACCTAATCCCGAACCTCCACCACCACCAAGTGGTCTAGGACCTGGAGGACCTGACTTAGATTTTTTCTTCTTTCGTTTTGCTTTACTTTTAGCCTCTAAGACAGCTTCGTTTTCTATACCTAAAGACCAAGCTGGATATCCAAGACCTACAGATATTCTTTGCCACGTCTGGTTGTTAGAATCAAGCATTTCCCTAAGGTTGTCTGTCTTTTGGTTTATTCTGTCAAATGGTAGATTTGTTACTGCTTGTAAGGCTTTAGCGCTAGCATCTATAGCTGGATTATCGATATCCCATCCCATCTCACCAATAGCATCTCTATTGTAATTCCACGTTCTAGATGCGGAGTAAAGGTTTCTAAGCTTAGAACCTATAACAGGTGAAACACTAGCGCCTTGAAGTATAGTCATCGTGTGATCTGGCTGAGTAAAGTAGCTATCGTCATACGCTTTTTCTTCTTGTTTTTCAAATTCTAAAGCAGCATTTTTTATTGCAGAAATAGCAGCTCCACCAACACCAAACCCTCGAAGTTGAGTATCAATAACAGTGTTAAGAGTTCTGTCTAGTGACTTGTTAAAATCCTCATCACTTAAATCGTCTTCTTCGTCTAAACCAAAGGCGAATAAAGCGTTTTGCATAGCAGCAAATATAATAGATTGTATAGCTCCATAGTAAGTTATAGTACCAACGTTTTCAAGGAAGTTGCCTCTACCGTTAATTATATCTCTAAAACGCTTCTCTTGTATACGCATGTACTGCATCTGCGTATTACCCCACGCTAATAAAGTTCTACCTAATGTTGAGGCTTGCTGTTGTGAAATAAGATCTGCGCGAGAAGACTGCTGGTTGCTTTCTGCTAGTTCTTGGAAATCCAACCAAGCTTTAGCTTCGGCTTGAGCTTTACTCATACCTCGCTTTTCATACATTTTAATTCTATTTCTAAGGTATGTAGCTCCGCCACCCGCAATAGCAAAACTATCTGCAACTTGAGTAGGTGTAAAACCTTTTTTAATTAACCAAGCAGCAGCAGCTTTAACTTTATTGGTCTGCCCGGCAACAGCAGCGGCAAGCTCTGCTTCTTGCACGTTGTACTCTAAGCCAGCTCTTCTCTGCTTAAGCATGTCAGAGTTCCATATATACGAAAAGTCTTTCCAAAACTGCTTTTGATTAGCAAACGCTTTAGCTGCAGCCAAAGGATTATTTTCTCTCATGTTCATAAAGTTTGTTGCCGATATTGTCTGAAGCAATGCTGATCTCATATTTAAGAACATTGTTACACCAACAGAACCGTTAACCCAATTCATCCAAGCGTTTTCTAGTCTATTTCTTCCGCTAGGTCTATTAGAACCAGTTTTCATTCTATATAACATGTCTTCCAGCGCCTCTCTAAATTTAGGCCCTTGCGTTGCTTCGATTTTCGCCATGTTCTCCGGAGAGAATATAATATCTATATTTTGCTGCCATTCTTGAAGAAATTCAGCTCTTTTTGTTTTATTGTTTAGTTTAAATAAATCAGAAACAATAGTTTCACTAACCCAATTGTTTCCAGGTTCTGGCCACGAGCCTTTAGATATACGCTGTAAACCGTCTACAAAATCTAATAAATCATTATTTTTTTCTACAAACTGGATAACACGTCTAGTGTCTCTTTCAGAAAGACCAGGCATATCCTTGCCGTTTATTTTAGCTATGTAAGTTCTTATCGCTTGATCTACAGTAAAATCAGACCCTGGCATTTTTTCATTTAACTTTCTTTTAACGCTAGGTATATCTTTATAAAGAACTTTTAAATCTTCTGCAGCCGCCTGTCTTGACGCGTTCATTTCTTTGGTAGCTCTAGCAAACGGGTCGACTAAATTCTTTTTAAACCAAGCGCGATCAGCTTCTCCTTGCTTACCTTTACCCATGAAGTTTTGCATCATGCCCATAAAGTCTTGAGCGCCAGGCACAACTAAAGATCTACTCCATCTGTCTTTACCAGCCATTTTACCTCGAGCTTCGCTAAATCGTTTCTTAGCATCAATACCAGTAACACGCTCAATCATTTCATTAAAGTCTTGGCTCATGTCTTTAGCAGCAAGACGTTTAGCTTGCTGAACATCCGACTTAACGTCTAATCTGTCCATTACAAACTTAACAGCTTCAACGTTTGGCATGGCGTCATCCGCGAAGTACATGTCATTATAACCCTCTGCGAACTTACCAACCATCCATCTAGCTTTTGCAGCACCAGTACTGTTGCCTAAGCCAACAATATTTTTTAACGGTAGTTTGAGTCCTTGCGAATCTAAGAACTTCTTTATAGCAGGTGCAGCCTCAGGAGCTCTAGCTGTAAGTATATAGGTATCTTTTGTACCAAACTTCTTAGCTCTTTCTAAAGCTTTTTCTAAGAAAGGTCCTGGTTTACCATCTGTTACTTTGTTAAACTCAGAAAAATCAAACTCATAACCTTTGCCAAGTAATTCAGAACCACGCTTAGCAAATTCAGTTGCATTTAATTTACCTGTACTTCCATCTGGTGCTTTCCACAGAACATCAGACTTAGTTAACGCAAGAGTATCGTCAAAATCCCAGGCGCTCATACCTCTTCTTTTAGCATTAACATCTCTAGCTAACGCGGTGGCTTTATTAACGTCCTCTAATAACTTAGTTTTTTCTGCTGGCGTAAGATCTTTTGCGGCAAATCTCTTAGATGTCGAAGGCATTAAGGCTTCAATGTCTTTAGCGCGCTGTTGATCGAGCTTCTTGTATCTATTAGCATTCTTTTTCACATGCTCAAGATTTCTTATTGACCCTTCGGACGCGTTTTCAAGTAGCACTCTATTAACCGCATCTTGTAAATATAGTTCATTTATTTCACCTTTACGAAACTCAATACCCATCTCACGAAGATCTGTAAGTAGTTCTCGCATCATGCGTTGGTCTTTGTTTTCACCAGTAAACTTCCCGGTTTTGCTATCAAACTCCATAACCTCTTTAAGGCCTTTTCTAAGTTTTGCAAATCTAGCTAGACCAGCGGTATTAGTTTTAGTTCCTCTTATATCAACAATTTCTAATGCTACTTCTGGAGCAAATATCCCAACGTAATCTTTAGCAATCTGTCTACCTTTAGTCGTCCAAGTACCTAAAACTGCGTTAAATAACATTTGACCACTTGCTTTAAGACTGGTCTTAACGTGTTCTATTTTAGCTATAAAAGATAGTGTTTCTGCTTTTTTAGGTGATATGCCCTCTGCGATTAGATCTTTTTTTAGAGCTTCTAAAGCAGCGTTATCACCAATCCAGAACGCGTCTTTTCTTAACCAAGCTCTAGCTCCTTCTGTTAAATTAGTATTTGATCTTGCTGTTCGAGCTAAATATCTAATTGCTTTTCTTAAATCAGCCTCAGTCTTAGCTTCTGTAATTAAGTTTTGGTGGGTTTGACCTAATGCTTGATACGCTTCTGCCTTTGCGTTTTCTGTTTCTGGAGTAAAATCTTTTTCTATACTCTCCATGATTTCTTGCTTAGACTTACCTTCGCGCATCATCTTCATTGAGCCCGTATAGCTAGCACCTTCACTTGCAGCTGTAGTCAAGTTTTTAACGTCAACTTTTTTGAACGAAGGGTCTACTTTGCCACCGGGTTTTTTAAGAGCTTCTCTAACGCTTTTAAGCAATGGATCTGAGAAAGGCACCTCTACAAGCTCACCGTTCTTTTCTCTATATAAATTAGTGTGTTGGTTTTCTTTTATATCTAACCATTCTTTATATTCTGACTTTACAGGCTCTCCATTATCCCACTTTTCAATAACTTTCTTTACCGTAACATTTTTATCATGACTAGGATTTTTTACCTTTTTTCCCTCTTCATTGACGATTTCGGGTTTAAGTTCTGGAAACTTAGTTTTAAGAGCGGACTCAAGCGTTTTTTGACCAGTCCTCAATGACATAGGATCGCCAGCTATAGCCTTTTTTTGAGTATCTGTAAGTTCATTTGGCAGCCTATTTTCAATCATTTCAACCATAAATTTAGAGTGCTCTTTTAAAGCTTCATACTTTATAGGTCTCATTCCAGCTTTTTTAGCCCCTACATAGCTACCCTCTTCTGCAACGCTGCGCATTTCTTCAATAAATATCTCCCCAAACTTTTTGCCGTCTATTCCTTCTATACCCTTTCCATTGTTTAAAGTTTCAGCCCTAGTATCAAGTTCTATCTTTGATTCTGTAGTGTCAAGCTGTCTTTCAAACTCTTTGTTTATTTGTTTAAAAGTCGAAAAAGCTTTATTCTCAGCAGCAGCATCAACTATTGACTCATTGTAGGTTATTACTGATTCCCTAAGTTCTGATGAGCCAAACGTGCGGTTTAAGAAACCGAGCATGTCTTTAGGTATTTCTTTAAAATCTTCGTAAATCCAGTTCTTAAAGTGTGCGCGAGCTTCTTTAGGAGGTAATCTGAACTCTTTACCTAAGTTCTTTTCAAAACTCGTTATATCCTTCTCCATAGCTGCAAGTCTCTTGCTCTTGCCAGAAGTAACCTTTTCAATGATTTTCTGGGCATCTTGCATAGCCTTGAACTTAGGAGACTGCTGCATGTATAGGTCAGCTATCTGCGTAGTTATAGCTACTCCATATTCATTAAGAAGTTCTTGAGATATTCTCTGTAAAGCTGGATCTTTAAATTGATTTTTACCAGGTATTTTTTCTACCATAGCATCAATGTTAACGTTACCATACTCTTTCATGAACTGAATATCTCCAGCTGTCATTTTATCGGTAGGCTTTTCAGATATCTCAATAGCTTTTTCTTTTACGTTTACTTTTTTACCAGCAAAATCAGCTTCAGGAAGTCTATTGTCAACAATACCTATTTCTTTTAAGTATGCATCTCTATTTTGTATTCCCTCAAGAACCCTCTTTTTTACAATATTACCAGCTTTGTTACCCGTACCTTTTACTTTATCTCCTCTAACCCATTCCCCTGTCTCACTAAAACCAGCTCTTACTTTCTTACCGTCAACAACTAAATCTTCGTAGAAAACCGCAGTAGCGCTTTCTGCGCCAGGGCGTTTTCTTGATTGTAACGTAGTGCGTACACCAGTTGCTTTACCAGTAGTCTCAGCTTGAGTATTCTGGCGCATAGATGCATCGATGTTTTCCTGGTGGTTAGCTATAAAGTTAGCTTTCTTTTGATTAGCCGTACCGTAGTCTGATCCATCACCAAACCTTTTCTTAGCACTATCTTTAGCAGATTTAGGTGTAGGTGGATTAGAATAACGCTCAATCATGGGTTGCACTAGATTAGGCATTTTAGATATATCAAAATTAGGATCTGCTAAGTCTAATTCTTTAATACTCTCAACTACTTTATTTATATCAGCCTCGGTCAAGAACTTAGCGTCGGCAGGTATAATCCTCTTGCCGTCTCTACTTGCTCTTACGTATTGTTTACCTTCTAAAGCACTACGCATTCCTTTACCTCCAGCTGCTTCAAGCTCTTGATAATCTCTAGTATTTGAATCGGCAACCTCAAACCTGTTATTTTCGAAATTATCTAGCTCAACCTTTCTAGCTGATTGTTCTTCTCTTGATTTAGTTTGCTCTTCTCTAAAAATTTTCTTTGATCTTAACGCCAGCAAAGATCTTAAACGAGCTGCAAATGACGATCTTGCAGGATCCCACGCCTCAAATATACCTTTTACCTCTACTTCAACACCTAAGTCGTAAGCCTCTTTTGTAACGCCAGTCAAATCTTCAAGGTCTTTTCTATGAAGTTTTTTAACATCTCCAATATATCCCTCATGCGTTTTAAGAAGTTTTTGAAAAAGAGCTTGATTTTCTAGTGTATTTTCGTTGCCTTGCTCAATAGCTTCTTTATATTGTTGAGCATCAATCTCAGCTTCGTAAGTCTTCTTTTCAAGCGCCTCTACATTCTTTAGCTTTTCTTTAGTAGATTCTACTTTAGCTTCAAGAGCTTGCTTTTGTTCTTTGAACTTAACAGTGTTTTCTTTAGCTTTATCTATCTGCTTGTTTTTTACAAGCTCTAAATTAGTACGCTTAAAGTTTTCAGATAACGTTTGTATATCTTTTTCTAGCTTTTGCGTCTCTACTTGTAGTTTAGCTTTTTCTTTACTTAGATCACGAGTGCCTTTAGTTTCTTTCGCTGCTAAATCTTTAAATTGGATTTCTCTGTGCTCGATCTCCATCCAGCTCATTTCATCTATGTTTCCCAACGTCAGTACTTTACCAGCTATTCTTTCGCCTCTTCTACCTGAATCACCAAGTCTACCTAAAAATCTAATAAACGATTTAGAACCTCCAGGTGTAAACATTTTTCTAAAAGGCATAATTTTACCATCTGGACCAGGTAATGTAAACTCTTCAAGATACTGGATTACGGCTTGGTGAGCTCCTCGTAAAAAGTTGTTGTTTACTTTTGTGTAATATACATTTGGATTAGATACAAACTCTGCTAAGTTACTTAAAAACTCCTCGCGCATTAGCTGCTCGTGCTCCGCCTTGGCTTTCCTTAAATCCTCTCTTTCTTTAGGGCTTAATTCAGATTCAGACTTAAGCGTTTTACCGTCCTCCTTAAATTCAAATGCTTCACGTTTGCGTTTGTAACTTTTAGAAACTTTACCTTTAACTTCCGCTAGAAGTTCGTTAAGATTTTTTCCATAAGCGTCTTTAAATGCTTTGTCGATGCTATCAACAAACTTAGCTTCTTGTTGCTTGTCATTCTTAAACACTTGACGTAGCGCTGCGTGAACAAGTTCGTGAGTGTTTATTGAATTAAATCTTAAACCGCTTTTGCCATACTTACTTAAGTCGTATATTAACTTATTTGTTTTAGGATCAAATCTAGCGATTTCATCTGGCTCAAATAACTCCGCCCTTCTTTCTTTGTACCCTGGAGTATTAGCGTCTAAAAACTCAACCCCTAATGGCTTATGATTTTTACCATTAACTTGTTTTAATATGGCATTGATTGGATCTAGAACTATTGAGTTAAAGTTCTTTTCAAACTCAGGATTTTTTACTCTTTCGCCCTTTTCATTTGTAGTCCAAGGATCAAGCTTTTGATTCATGGTATGAAAATACATGTAATGACTGGCGTGCGCTAAAGTTTGCGTATAATCTTTTATTTTATTTCTTTCAGATTCAGTGTAAGATTTTTTAGCTCTTTTTAAACTACCGTCTTCATTAGTTTCGTTTAGCTTATCTCTTTCTCTTTTTATTCTGTCTTTAGTTCTTTGGTACTCTTTATCTGTATAACTTGAGTCCTTTTTTCTTCTTCTTTCATTTTCTTTTTCCTCGCGCTTAAGTTCTTTTAATTTTTCCTTATCCTCGTCTGTTCTTTGTATATCTTTAATTTTTTCCTTAAGATTTACTTGTAGCTTAGCGTAATGAGCGGCGTTGGCTGTCCTACCAGGGGCGTTAAGCATTCGACCAAAAGCGGTTTTACCAGGTGTTATTTTTTCTAAATTACTTCTCCACTCTTTAGCTTTAAGTCCCTTAGCACCAAAGAAACCAAACGTTACCGCGTTTAGAGCAAACTCATGAGTCTCTTCATCGAGACCTTTCCAAACATCTTTAAACTCTAAGTCTATTTTATCCTGCCAGTCTTCAATTAAAAGCTCCACTCTATGAGCCGCGGCCATAGATATACCACCACCTAAACCAGCACCAACAGTTTTCTGCATAACAGGCATAGATAAAATAGGTATCCTACCTAAAACACCAGGCATCATTCTACCTGTTAAAGCAAACGAAGCACCTGAACCTGTTTTAAATCCTACAAACTGCATTTTTGCTTCTTCCCAAGCCATAAACATTAAAAGCTCCGCGGCTCTTTGATATCTTGAGCCTTTTCTTAACCTATTAGCCATATTGACTATCCCAAGTTTAGTGCCTACTCCTTTAGTAACATAGGTAATAGCACCTAATTCAGCAAGCATAGGTACAAACGCGCCTATATTTTCAGCAGCTTCGTCTGCGAACGTAGGTTTAAAGTTTTTAACTTGATCTTCGCTAAACACTATAGGATTTACTTTACCCTCTTTAATAGCTTCTTCATTAGCTGTATTAAAATCAAAGGCTAGCTCTTGATAATTTTGTATATCTTGTTTAGACGTATATTGAGGACTTGCGCCAGCACCTACACCAGTTTGCGCGCTAATATCTTGAATCTCTCTTTCTGAAAAATCAAATACACGCAGAGTTTCTTCCACCGCACCAACAGACGTGTCAGCCCACCATCTAGCTGCAGTTGGTAGAAATCCTTCAACTTTTTTTGTTCCAGCAGTTATATCTTTAGGATCAATAGCTAAGTTTACTTGATTAGTAATAGCCCCTAATAAAGCTCTATTAACATCCATAGCAGATTCATATCTACCTAACTTAAGTATATCATCTTGACTTATAAACTCATTAGAAGCAAAGGTTGTTGTTGTCCATCTTTCGTCATTAAAGTCTCTAGCATCATATCCTTGTTCAACAAGCCAGCCAATAGGAACTTTAAGTTTCTCACCACTACGCGCCATTCTATCAAACTCCTCTTGAGTTACAATACCACTATTTACGGGTTTACCCAGCCACTCTTGTTTAATTAACTTACTTACAAAATCTAAAGTTTCACCTCCTAGTCTATAGTCTCTACCTGAAGACATGCCTCCAAATTGAGAAAAGCCCTGAGATCCAAGAAACTCATATATATCTTGTAATACTTCTTCGCCTTTATATTTATACCCTGTACTTAAAGCTCCACCAGGCGCAAAAACACTTAAATCAATTTCAACATTCATATCAGGATCTTGCCACGAGCGCTTTTCCATTTGATCGCGATCTAAGGTAAGATTCCTTCTATGTCTCATTAAAGCCTCTAAATCAAGTATAGTAGTACTTTTGCTACCATCGTCTTTGAAAACTGTACTTAATATCTGGTTTCTACGTAATTCTGATTCAAAGTTATTTATAGCTTCAGCAGCCAATCTTGCGTTTTCCTGGTTCATACCATCTCCATCTGCCCATAAGTTAGATGCTAGCTCGTCTACCGAAGCTCCAAACCCAGCTTTTGCCCACCACGGAGCATATTCTTCCGCAACAAACCCAAAATTACTAAGATCATTTTCAGCGTCGTTTATAGACGTTTCTACCGCTTTTAATTCTGCTTCAAGCGTCTCTGCTTGTTTTGCAATAGACTTCTTTTCCGCTTCTGTTTCGGCGTTATCGAAGTCTTGGCGTAGATCTTGCATTTGCTTTTCTAAATCAAACCTTTGAAGATAGAAACCAGGTTCTTCTAATGTACCAACAAGAGGTTCAACTAAATCCCATTTTTTTTGAAGAGCTGGTGCTAATTTATTCTTGTATTGAGCAAGATATCTATTTTCCCTATCTATAATTGGCTGATCGACTTCGCTGAAAAGAGATGGTCGATTAGCTGCATTAAAAGCGCTTTCTTGAGAGCTTACAATAGAGCTTAACATCCCACCGTTAGCGCCTCCGGTAAGAGTAGAAAAGTCACTTCTACTCATAATAAAATCACCTTGACGATTTAAAGTTTGATATGTTGACTCGTATATAGCGTTTAAATCTTCTTGATTTACTTCAAACGCAGATCCAGGTTGTACCATTCTTGCCAACTCGTTTGACATAATGCTTCTAATGTTACGAGTTATAGCAAGCAGTTCTTCACCTTTCACTGTTTTCTTATTAGCGTCAAATCCAGCCTCATCAATGTTGTGTCTAAGATCATATTCGTCATCTACTCCTGGGTTAATTCCTCTTCCAAGCTGTTGCTGAAGTTCGGTAGGTTCATTACCCATCATATTAACGCTAACACCTAGTTTAGCTTGTTCCCAGCCTTCCCATAAAAATTGTCCAGCGCTAGGAATAAACCCCTCTGTTATTTGGCCGTTCATCGTGGGACCTAAAAACATACCTATAACTTCGTCTGTACTATATCTTGAAATACTTTCGTGAGCTCCTTCACCTAGCGGTATTATTTCTATGGTATTATCCGATACTTTCTTAGAATTTTCGCCAAATTTATTTATTTCGCCTCCAGTAAGTTCTGCGACTTTTTTATTTGCTTCAAAATCATCAGCGGCCTGGTAGTCATACATGTCAGGTGCATACTCTCCACTTTCAAGTTCTTCTTCTGTTGGCTGTCTGTAATCGCTTTCATCTACAAATTTAGCAATTCTGTCCGCAAAGCTTTGTTCTGGATTCCAAACCTTTCCATCAACCATAATATCCCCTTCGGGATTGAATTCTTCGCTAGTAGTAAATTCAACGCCGTCGCTAAATAATCCAAACCAACCTCCGCTTCCGCCAAGAGGTATTTTTTCTCTTTTACCGTTATTTTGATTAACAGCCATTATACCATGTATTGGATCAAAGGATCCAAGATGTCTATGGCCTTCTTCAAAAGTCTCAAATCTAATATTAGTATTTACATACTTACGGTTTAGGTTTCTTGATATTGACTCTAATACCTCGTTTGCATCATAGTTTTCGTTTTCATTCGCCATCCAGGTAGTCATATCTTCACCTGTTACATGACCCTCACCATCACCATCATCACCATAAACAACACCGTTCCATAAATCGTTTTTCTCCTCATTATCTTGCGTTCGCTCTGCAGACCTTTCGTTCTTTAACCTTTCCGCCTTAATTGCTTCGTTGTCTAATTGTTGAAAAGTTGAATCGTCTACCCATTCAGTTTCTCCCTTACTGTTTATAAAATAATAATTACTACCTATATTTGGAGATGTTACCTTTTTGTAATCACTCTTTTTTCGACCAGTTTCTTCAAAGTGATTAGCCCACCAATTCGCATCTGTAGTCTTAGCATTTACAACTTCGTCTTCTTTTTCTGCAAGCGCTCCACGTAGATCCATCATCTTCTTCATGTTGAAGTAAAAGTTACCTCTAGCTATTTGGCTTGGTAAAGTTTCGCTTGTAAAATTCGCACCACTTAAATAAGCGCCGTCTTCGTAATCCACTAAAAAGCGGTAACGTTCAGCAGGTGTTTCTAAAGCTTGAAATTCCGCAACATTATTAGGGTGATTCTCATCTTCAATAGAACCTACAACTGGCATAGGAAAAGATAAAACGTTTGGATTCTTTGATTTTTCCCTTGCTGCGATTTGCTCAAAGTGACTAGACTCGTCTTCCATACCTCTCCATATTAAATCAGGTACCCCGCTATTCTCTGGATCGTCTCCAATAATTTTTGACCACTGATTATTTTCAATAAGTAGAGACGCTTCTATTCCTTTTTCCCAAAAGTTAGGTTGAGTAGACGGTGAATCTACTTCTGAGTCTGGCGCTGGTGGATCTAACCATTGAGATCCATCTGTCACGCCATAAAGTGGATCCGATTGCTTTCCCACGCCAATAAGTGTAGAAAAGTCGTCTATCTTCTTAGAATATCCTGCGTTAGCAAAAAGAGTATAAGAATCGTTTAATGCCTGCTTATTTGTAGACATTAAAAGCTTATAGTCTTCTAAGCTGCCTTTATATCCAGCTTCTTTAAAAATTAAAAAAGAGTCGTTTAAAGCTTGTTCGTTCATATATATGTATATATTATATTGAAGTTTTATTAATAATTTGCTGCGTTTCGTCTCGCTTGGTTAACCGCCGAGTTACCGCTTCCACCGCTGCCAACGCCTTCCCTCAGCATATCCATAAGCCATTTACTACCGCTCCATCCCAAGCCTTGACTACTAAGTAACTCCGCGTCATTTTTAAACGTATATGTTTCTGTTTTGTAATCCCCCGTTGCTTTACCTTGATCGTCAAGAATTGGTACTTCTTGCTCTCTACTCCATTTATCGCGATCTGGATCATACACGTAATCGTATTTACCAAATTCAAACTGGTTTGAAACGTGATCTCCGTTTAGTATATCCATAAAAATCAACGCCGCACCGCGTGTATCAGCATTAGTTGGAGCTGTTCCTCCTCTATAAGTTGCTCCAGGGAAATCGTCTTTTGCGCTGGATCCACCGTAAAGTTCTATTTCTTCATCATCATCATCGTCACCACCTCCTCCGCCGTCATCGTCAACTTGTTGAGATGCCACCCATTGATCAAACAGCTCTCCATGACTACGCGTAATATCTTGAGCATACCATTCAACAAATATTTCTTTAGCAGCTGGATCGTCAAAATTTAACATAGCTTCTCTAAGAACTTTAAAGTTCTCTAAGTTATTTTCAAAGTCTGCTTCAGAAAGGCCTGGAACCCCGTCAGTATCTAACGCGCTTAACTCTTCACCTGCGATGTCATTTATCGCAACCCACATTTCAGCTGAAATTCTACTTGGCATAGACAATTGCTCTTTGTATGAAAACTCCATATTACCTATAGGTTGCCCTACCATATAAGCCATCTTTTCCGGTGTATCAATAGCTTTCCTTAAATTGTTTCTAAGCTCATGCTCTCGTAAAGCACCACCTTGTTGAGCTGCTTCTAAAACATTAATTTCTAATTGCTGCCATGCAGCTAGTGTAGTTTCCGCGTTTGGTATAAGAAGATTAGCTATATCTTTACTTCTTACAAACTTTTCTTGTCTGTCTGGAATATCAACAACCACGCCTTCTTGTCTTGCAAGAGACTCAATATTATCCGGTAAAACCTCTACAACAGCAGCAACTCTCTCTTCAAAACTAGTGTCTGGAGCATTAATTAGAGTAGTCGATCTTTCGCCGGGGGACTTGTCTAGCCAATCTTCATTCACGTTATATTTATCAGCGCTTTGCCATTTTAAGTAACGCTGAACTTCAATAGGCATATCCGGGTACTTCTCGAGCATTTGCTGTGGAGAAAACTCTTGATTTTCAATTTTATCCCAAGGTAAATCTGGATATTGCGCTTTTAAAATGTCGTCAATAATACCTTTTTTCACCTCTGGATCTTTTATTTCAAAATCCTCGGGAAGATTCATGCGGCCTGGAGTATAACCCTCAGCTTTCGCTTTAAGATCATTATATAGACCTAGTTTTGAAGAGTAATCAGTCCATGCTTTTTCAGTTTCAGGACCCCACTTACCATCAACGCCAAACTTAGGAAGGTCGTATCCCGCTGCTTTAAGCTTTTTTTGCATAGCCCTAACATCTTCGTTGACTACTCCTGCGACCACATTGTCAGGTTTAGTTATAGTAGGGTCAAAGTCTTTGTAAGCATCGGTTTGTAGTTCTTGAGTAGCTTTTCTAGCGTCTTCTAATTCTCCAGCTTGTCGCTCTTGAAATCTAACAGCTACGTCGCTTCCATCTAAGTATTGTAAAGAGCCATCGTCTTGATTTACTCCACTTATTTCTTTATCGTCCTTATCGTACAACTTCCACGCGTATTTACCATCAGGCATCTTAACGTGCTTTGCATATACACCCGCATGATCACCCTCTGCAATAACACCATCCTCAGACATAAACGTTTCAGCAAGTAGCATGTTAAAGTTATCAGACGCTCCTGTGTCAAACGTACCGTTATTAAGCCCTTCTACAATTGCTGTTTTATTGGCTTGAAATGAAGCAACTTCATCTGATATCTCTTTTTTCCTTTTCTTATACTCTTTCCATGTCATTCTACTTTCGTCTTCAGTAGTACTTGGATCGTCTTCGGTTTTATCCCAAAACTTGAGCATACCCTTTCTATCTTCCTTAAGTTCTGCTATCTCGTTAAGAAGTGTTCCACCCATATTCTCAGACATCATCTCAAGATCTTCAACTGGTGGGGCTTTAAATTCGTCAATAGCTTTTTTAGCAAGCTTAGCACCTTGTTTTGCTGCTACTTCAGCTACCTTAGCTAATCCTGCACCCATCTTACCCATGCCAGTAGCGTATGAATCCGACATCATCTTAAACGTAGTGCTAAGATCTTTAGCCACGCCAGCCTTGCCGGCTTGTAATGCCGCGCTAGCTATAGTAGCATCTGCTTTCCCTGTTAAATTTATTGACATCTTAGTTTATTTTTATTTTACCCATCTAGTAACGAGCTTAAACCACCCGTGGCAAAGTTACCAACAGCTCCAGCTACACCACCGATAATATCTCCAAACATACCCATACGCGCGTTTTGCATACTCGCCATTGTAGCTTGCCCAGACATTTGATTAGCAAAGGCAGATTGAACTCCCGCACGAGCGCCAGCCATCTCGCCAAGTTCTGCCGCATATAACGTAGCTTCTCGAGAAGCCTCTGCTTGTTGGACTGCAGCAGCGCCTTGTCTTCGCAGTGTTTCTATTTGTTGAGCCCCTCGCGCGGTCGCCATTCGATTAGCCGCTTCCTGTCTAGATATATCAGCTCCTACTTGTCTTGCTTGTAAAGTTCCTTGTCCAGCTAATGTTTGCGCTAAGCCAGCTATACCAGAGGCTCCCGCTGCGCCACTAAGACTAGCAAGTATATTAGCTCTTTGTTGACGACCTTGCTCCATTTGAAACTGAGCAGATTGTTGATCTACCGTTAAATCTTCAAAAGGATTTTCCATACTCGCGAATGGATTCCTAAATTCAAACTGCCTATATTGTTGTTTTTGTCTTTCAAGATTAGCGCGTTGTTGCTCTTGCCATACTTTATTCTCCTCTACTTGAGAATCTGTGACTTGAGTAATCATTGCTTCTTGCTCTCTTTGTCGTCTTCTACCCATTTTATAAGTATTTAAAACATTCGTACGAAGGACTTGAATCCTCGACGTACCAATCTAGTTTTCGGTGTATATTCTCTAAATGTTTGTTACCACATACCGTAAGCATAAATTTCACTCCCCATACTTGCTCCGCCTCTTCTTGTACTTTAGTAATTAGTAATTCTAATAATTGTCTTCTGTCTGGTTTTCTATACTTGTAATTAGATACTGTCCATGTTAAATAGGCCATAGGACCATCAACATATAGGAAAGTAGCGGCAACAGGTATAGCGTCGCTTTCTATCATAAAGCATCTATTACTCTTTGGTAAGTAAGCTTTTTTTACAGGCATAGCGCCTTTCCACCACCACTTCCACCAATCACAACACAATTCATAATCACCTTCTTTAAATGTTCTAAATGTAACTATATGGTCCATATTTAATTTAAGTATATTATACTCATATATAGTTACATTTTTTAGTGATTATTTACTACTTGGTGATACTTCTGAGCCTACAGCAAAAAGCTCTGCTTCTTCAGTAATATCATTACGCATAGTAACTTCTGCATAATATCCCTTTAAACTACCGTTATTTACTGTGTTGTTTTTAGAAAACATAATAAAAGCATTCTGTGGAACTTCTATATTACTGTTTGCTATTTCTATAGAGTTATTAGATATAGAGGTAATCATGCCTATCTGCACTGGATCTCCTGTTACACCAATATCATTAGGCATGGCGTAATAAGCCGTGTCACCGATTTGAAGTGATATGTTATTTAAGTTACTGAAGTTAATTATCATGACGCTGCTCCTGGTGTTATAAAGTTATCTAATAGTAAACTAATTGTTCTATCGGTCTTTGAAAACGAATGCATTACTATGCTGCCGCTTATATTTACATCAATAGATGAACCTTGAAATGTTAAAACAGTACCTACAGCTAAAGTCGTTTGCTGCGCGATCTGCACCACCATATTACCGTCAGCCCCACTTCCATCGTGATCTTCTGCAACAGACTGTACCGTATTAGCTCCTGTGTTTAAAAAATTAATACCGCTAACAGTTACATGGCCTCCTCCGGCTATTCCTTTTGTTTTATCTAACGTAACAGTTGTAGAGTTTGATGGTGCTGTCCTAACTTTTGCTGTTACAGCATCACCTACTTTTGCCGATAGCGAGCTTGTGCTTAAAACAATACCTGTTGCGCTAAAAATGCTTTTTGATCCTCTGGCGTCAAAAGTAAACGTTTGAGAGTCATCACTAAAACTTTGAGTAGAAGATAACTTAATTGCTTTAGACACGGAATCTATATTCACGATGCTTGGAGTACCAGATAATGAGTTAGTGCCACCAACTGCAACAAGAACCATGCCTACAACTAAATCTGTTACGTCAGTCACTACAATGGTTGCAGAGCTGCTAGTAGTTCCATTTAATGTAGTTGTTTTTCTAAATACAAAATCTGATTCAACTGGCTGTCTAGTTAGTCTTAAACCAAAAGCATTGCCCGCAGTATTCGCTGTAGATACTGTTCCAGAGACATCTAGTTTAGTAGCACCTTTTATTACTGCTGATCCTACAGATGTTTTATTGGCTATAGGTGGGCTAGCAGAATATTTAGCGGTGTTTGCCGTAACGTACGCTAACGTAATAGTAGTATTTGCAAATTGATTTATCGTTCTTGTAATAACTTTTTTATTAATCTCCGTGCCTGTTGACGGATTAGGCATTAATATAAGCTTGTATGTTGTATCGGAAGCTTGAGATGGAAATAAAATAGTTCCCGTAAATCTACTACCCAGTATAACATCTTTTAAAATATTGTTTACACCGCCGTGAGTTGTAGAGTCAAACGTCTTAGTTTTAAAGTTGTAAAACTTACCGTCTGTGGTATTTATGACTTGAAGTATAAATTCCGCTCCTTTATCACCTTCGATAAAAAACTGTCTACGCGTGCCTTTTTTGTCAATATCCGACGTAGATATATTAATATTTGTTATGAATTTATTCATATTACTCAGGATAATCTATTGATTGTGCAACACCTAAACCTTGGAAGTTAAGATCTTTAGTCTCTATACCGCTATTTAAACCTTTTATATAGTTAAACCACTTGCCTTCCTTTTTAATAAACTCCGATATATAACCTTCTTGCAAATCGGTAATTATACTTTCCGTGTACCACCCAGGCTCTGGAGCACCCGTAAATGCATTGTATGCTGATAAATTATTAACAACGTCTCCATCTGCATTTGTAATTTCTACATATGGTCTTACCCTTGCTTGAGAACCTTCGTAGTTTATAGTTTTGAAACTCTTAACTAAGGAAGGATCCATGTTTAATACAGTTGTAACCGTAGAAGGATATACCATATCGTAAAATCTATTTCTAGCGTCACCTGTATTATGCTGGTATAATCCACCGTTGAACATAGTGTAATATTGATTTGATACACTTAAACCACTTTCTGGTATAAAAGACTTAAAGCTTACCCAACCCCTAACGTCTTCGTTAAAACTAACAGTTGTTGGTGCAAATAACGTAGTTCTTCTTACTAACGTGATATTGTCTAATGTACCGGTTAAATTACCCTCACATGAGTAGAATACCAAAGCATTTGTTTGAGGATGAGGAAAATCCATTGGTATTTCTCCAGCTTCAGGGTATCCTGAATTAATAGTTATTATTTGAGAATTAGGCGAATTAGGTAGTATTTCAAACGTCGTGTAACCATTACCTGGCGACAAATAATAACCGCATATAGAACCTTCCGTAATATTATGATCGTAAGAAAGTGTGTAAGAAAAACCAGGTTGTAATTGTATAGATTGATAGACTATTACATCTTCAGGAGACTCGTTAAAAGATATTTGCCCTCCATACGAACCATCATACGTTATAAACTCTTGATCCTCAGGTATAATCCAGTTAGGTATCGTGCTAGCAATAAAGTACTCTGTAATATCTTGAAGACTTATATTGTAAACACCTGCGTTTAAAGGACCAACGTTCAGAAATTTAACTTTACCCCACATACTTGTTGGGCCTGAATTTTGAAGTAGCGTGACTGCGTTATTAATAGATTCAAACACACCTGAAGGCGTGTTAGGCAAGTCTGCAAGAACTTCAGGCATACTACTGTCAAAGTTAAACTTAATCTTTACATGAATACCGTTTACGTTGAGATCGTCGAAATCAATTCCACACAAAAATCCTTGGCCTTCATTATTGAATACGCTAAACTGTAATCCATTGTGAATATTTGTATTACCACCGTTAAAAGGAGATGCTAATACCTGAAAATTAAATTCGTAACCATCGTCTGTTGCTTGAGGCGATACCTCAAAATCTTGCGCAAACACTTGTGGAAAACCAATCTCGCCGTTCCAAGCGATGTAATTTTGTGACGTGTTAGGTGTAACAGGTCCATACGTAAAATTAGGCTCTTGAAGTATATTTTGTGAATCAAAATATTGTTGACCACTTATGATATACCAATCTTCAGCAAAGCCAGGTTCTACCTCGTCTGTTATGTCAAACACGGTTACAGAAGCTATTGCTCGATCGTTGTTCCCAGCATTCATAATAACTATTTTGCTTGCGTTTTCAGGATCTAAAAGAGTAAACGCGCCTGGTTGCTGTAAGCCATTTGATGAGGCTTTAAATACAATTCTATGCCTTTCATAGCCACTGGTTGTTTCTTCAACTTCATAAGCCCCACCATTATCTTGGCTTATTAATACTAATTCTGAAGTAGGCCAATCAGGCGGATTAGCGGAAAAGTTACCTAGTACAAATTCAGTTGTACCGGTTGAAAGAGCTGAAGGTTGGAGACTTTTTATATCTATAGCATACCACCTATCTTCTTGAAAAGAAAACTCATTTTGAAATATATGAGTTATACTATTAAACGGCTGTAAATAGGCATGACCATCGACATTTATAAATTGAGAATCAAATATGTTTCCTTGACCAGTATCGAACGAAGAGTCGTACTGAGGGAATGGTTCACCTAAGATATTAGTACCTGACTGAGGAGCTGGCACAAAGTAACTAAGACCAGTAGCTGGATCCGTGTTTTCAAATAATGGGGTTGTGTCACCGTAAAGGTTTACGTTTTGGACAAGTAAACTAGCATTGGCAGTAGACCAATACTCTGGATCATAATGTACAACTCTCGCCCAACCAGGTATATCTTCTGATGGGAAAGGATTCTGAGCCTCAATAGCGGGGATTGCCGGTGTATTTGCCTTGTTTTGTTTAAAGACTTTTAGCACCTTAAGGTTCATTAATACAAGCTCGGTAAAATCTTGTAAATCCTGCGTTCCCGCTCCTCCGTTTATATCTGGAATACCTAGTAATGGATCTGTAAATACCTCAATTTTTACTTTAAGGTCTTGGACTACAATAGATGTATCTTCCGTGCCGTTACTGAATTTAAAAAATACAGAGTGGTTATAGTTGCCGTTTAAAGCACCTGACGAAGCTCCTGGAAATTCAACCTCGCTAACAGACATAAATCCTCTTCTGTTTAATACATTGGGATTGTTAACTTGAGCCGCAAAACCCTCTGGAAGTTGTTCATCAAAATCAAAAGCTTGATTTGTCCAATACGTTGAAGGATCAGATTGATCGTATAAATTATCTGGTTGTATAATTAAAGAGTTATCAACCACGTTATTAATTGTGTCTCCAGCGCCGTCAAGAAGAGTAATTTTAATATTAGTTGGATTTACACCGTGGTTATTATATTGAACATTAAAAGAAATATAAATTTCTTCACCATTTAGTATAGTGTTGTTATTTACTGTTTCACTTTGTTCAGCAGCCCATTCAGATATGCCATCTGGAACGTTATTATTAATATCAGCGCCTTGGACGTAGTTAGTTACAATATATCCAAATTTACCGTTATGGTCTGGAGTACTTCTAAAAGTTATACCAAGACTAGGTGTATCATCATCATAAAACTCAGCGGGATAAAGACCAGCATCTACTTGATCGCCGTTTTCTGCGAATATACTAGGGTACGCAGCGCCTGAATCGTATAGATTAACGTCTGCATAACCGCCATTACCAGGTACCGTATCGCTTATATTGCCCAGTTGAGTACCTAAACTAAGATTATTAGGATCAATAGGATTTGCAAGCGTGCCTAAATCATCGCTATAAGTAAATCTAGTATAGTATGCTCCACTTACACCTGTGTTAGAATTAAACAAGTTATGATTATTACCTTGATAGTGTAAAATATCCCATGCGTCTCCGCTAGTAGTATAAGGAATAATAGCGAAAGCAGCGTCAGTAGCGTCGACTCCAGTTTGACCTACTACTACATCAAATACATTGTTTAAACTACCAAGCGGTATCGGGTGGTAGTGCTGTACTTCTGTCATGCTGTTTAGCTCTCTGTTAAATACAGGCACGTTAATATTTGGCTGATCAACAAATAGCTCAGCTAAAGTAGTAAGTTCAACGCTTGACCCGCCTTGAGCTAATGAACCATTGATTATAATGTCATCTGGCGCAGGTAGTTGCTCCAACTCTGTACCACCTGATATAGACGAGTTTTGTATAATGTTCTCGTAAGGTTTAGGCTTGATAGTAATATTGTAGTGCTTACTATAGCCATCGTAAGTGCCCAGTAAATCAGCATCATCTCTTAGGTTGTCTCTAAACCAATCGCGCATACCAGCATCCGATATAGGTGTAAGCCCATCCATAGAAAGTCTTAGTACAGCGCCTCTTTGTTTGTCTGTAAAATATGCTCTGTACGAGTCGTAAGCAAAAGATTCTGGGTTTTGAGATATACCGTAGTCACCAACAAATGGGACGGCTTGTCCTAACACTCTTTCTGTGGCTACTAACTGAGGATTTCCATCTGCATTAAATAATGCATCTTTATTAGCTAATATCTTTAGTATTCTGTCTTCACATAGAGCCACTAAATCTGTGTTTCTAGAAAATAACTTTTGTATACTACCGTAAGTAGGATTAAGATCTTTAGTAATCTTTTCGGCTTGAATAAACTGATTTAAGTTGTTTACACCTGAATCAGAATTATATATACCAGAGTATATTAAGCCAGATTTTCTATTTTCTTCAGAATAAGGTTCTTCTAGTGTAGCAGAAACTCTAGCTCCATTAGTTATCCTCATTTCATTAAATGCATCTCTTATTCTGTTTGATTCAACACCATCGCCAAAGCTAAAAGCATTATACCAGTTTAAACCCACATCTAAAGTAACATCATTTATTTCAGATATTGTAAATTCAGTTATAGTATCACCTTCTAAACCGTCAATATAATCAGACCAGTTGTCTATAGGCATATCTATTCTGCCTATAGTATAACTATTGTCATTCCTTATGAACTTAAATAAAGCTCCGTTATAGTTCGCCGGATTACCTTGTATATTTTCCTGCGGAAGTCCTGGCTCTATAGTAAATGACTGGCCTTCGTTCCAACTAATGATACGCATGTCTTGAGGTATATCAGATGGATTTAGTGTACCTACAGCGTCTTCATCAGGTACACCTAAGTCATTGTTTGCGTTAGGTAAAGCTATAAGTTTTACTTCGCATCCTATAGGAGCAAAAATCTCTCTATCTTGACCTGTTATTCTAGTAGGTATATTAGAACTAGCTTCGTGATATATATTTAGCTCTTCAACTTGAGATGGCTCAGTTTCCCATATTGTAGGATAACTAAGCACTGTATCATTAAGACTAGGAACAGAAGTATCTATGAATTGTATTCTAGTGGGGTTAGCTGCGTGAACTCCACTTGCATCATCTGCTATATTGTATGTTTGCATGGTTGGGTCTTTATCAACCTCTATGACGTAACAAATTCTTCTATTATTAGCTTGACCGAAGTGCTTTATTCTATCGTGTAGAGTATCCAAAGCTTCAGCTTCACCCGCGGCATTACCACCAGGAGACCATTTATCAGCCCAAGCGCTTGCTGCTTCTTCAACGCTGTTTCCTCCTGCTACATATTCCGTGCCAGTCCACATCCACTTCATTCGCCATGGAGTATGGTTATATAGTTTAACCTCAGTAACATCAAGTATGCTATACACCTCATTAGTAGTGTCACCCGCAAACACAAATTGATTACCTGTTTGTATTTGATCTACAAAATTCGCTACGTTCTGATCTTCTAACCCGCCTTCTAAATACGCTGGATTCCATTGATTAAAGTGTTGATCTGCATAGTGAGAGTTATAACCACCTGCGGCGCCTTGATCTTCTGGCGATGTCTCAAGCCCAACACCAAACTCGCTAGATACTTCTCCCACATTGTCGTAGCTACCCTCAAACTCTACCCAGTTAATTGGATTTGAACCAAATGCTGGCGCTGGAGGCTCCATCAGCGAACTATTTGTCCAAGACGGAACTGCCGTAAAACCACCTTCATTCATGTTTGCGCTAGTTGGAGTCTTAGTAAATATACCTCCTCCCCATATGCCTTGCATCATTCTAGCATGGCTTTTCATACCCCACACGTTTGGAAGTGGTATGCCGGAAAAATCTCCATCATGAAGATCTACTCCAGGCGCTAAAAACGACAAGTGTATATAATACTTACCTTCCGCCGAGTACGCGTTGTCTGTGAGATATCTCTCGTATATACTACTTCTTAACCATTGTCTAGCGCCGAACACATGGTGGTTAGTAGATGTTACAACACCTTCAAGCCCATTTATAGTATTGCTGTTCGCTAAACTAGTTGATTGTATTCTAGGTCCAAGACCATGCCCGCCAAAACTTGTTGTGAAATTAGCAAATTCGCCTTGGGCACTAGCATTAGTTAAAGAGTCTTGACTTGTGCCCCAGCCATAAACCACAGCATCTGTGTCAAAAATATCTTCAGCCGCTGGCGTCTGTATGCCTCCCCAGTGAAACTTATCGTATATAGTTGTAGCGCCAAACCATCCTTCCCCAGACTCTTTAGCGAAATTACTACCCGAAGGGTTTGATGCGACAAATCGCAGATTGTCTATAAAAAATACTCCGCCAGTAGTACCTATAGTCTCTGGAGGTGTTTCTAAGGTCGAAAAACTATCTATTAAATCCTGCCACTCTGATGGCGTATTAAGCCCAGTTACACTGTCGTCAGCATCGTCTGTAGCACTATAGTTACTTGCTAGCTCTACTTGCGTATCATTGCTAGGAGGTGTTACCGTAGACGTATTAGAATTTACAATTCCATCGAACTCCGAATCACCATCTGCATTGTGTGTGTCATAAAGCCAAAAAGACTGCGCGCTTTCTAATGCTATTATACCAGAGCTTTGCACAGATGTAAAAGAATCGTCTGATTTAATTTTAACAAAAAACTTTCCACTAAAATCTTCTGGGTTTCTTCTGTCTCTACGTTCTATTTTAAACTTTAAACCAGTAGGCCAGTTGTCAGCTAATGCTTTATCGTCAGCGCTAATTTTTTCTGATAACTTTAATATATACACGTTACCATTACTTATTCTAACGCTAGACACTTTGTATCTTGTAGAGATATTTGAGGTTTCTCCAGTATCGTCCGGTAGCTCCCAAGACAAATAAACATCCTTAACCAACGTATCGGCAAACGTTTGCAGCACGTTTGTTTCTGGGTTTATCACGTCAGCACTTTCTTCTGCTACTAGCGGTGCTCCACCAATTTGAAACCAACGCGTCTTTTGAAGATATATTATATCCGTCTCTGCGTTTATAGATTTATCTTGTTCAGTGAATAATGGGGTTGGTTCATTAGGATCAAAAGGAATTTCAACATCGCCTTCTGAACTTACTCCGTCAGCTGGGTTAGTTACAATACCTAAATTAGTAAATACGTATCTAACAGCATCAGGCGCTTCGTTTTTAATATCTAGTACTTGAAACTTGTTCTCATAAGCAACTTGCGTAGGATCACTATTATTATAGGCTTTTTTAGCTATAATAAAATCATCTTCCATAAGTTTATTTCTATCAGAAGACGGGAAAGAAATCCAAACGTGATCGTCAGTATTCTTGTAATCAACGTGCTTAGGCGGTATATACGCCTTATCCATAATTAGATTGTAATACTCAGACGAAGTTTCTTTAACATAGAACTTGTAGTAGCTAGCCCACTCTGGCAGATAGTCTTGAAGGCTACTCTTAAACATTAATGAGTTACTAGCGTTCTTACCTAGTTCTGGATCTGACCATTGTATCCTAACACTACCTTCTGTCGACGTAAACACAGGTGTTTCTCTACCGTACTTATCACCCACTACAACACCTACTTGATAGTCTCTTTGAGATTTAAGTGTTCTTAAACCTCCTTGGGTAAAGTTTTGTAAACCCCTATATTCAAAATCAGATAATAGCTTAGGTTTAGTTTCTAAATCATAACCTTGGCTATAGTTACCGTAAACAACTCTATTACCTATTATTTCTTGAGATAAAGCTTTTTTAGGAACGTTATCCCAGGGTCTTAAAAGTTGATTTGATGGTAAAGCGGCGTGAATACTTTCGCTAGTAATTATATACTTTCCTTGGCTAGTAGACTGTGTGTTTTCGCTTTCGTATAGTTGAGAAGAACCTAACTCGTTCCACTCTTCACTGTCTTTCTTTATATTCGCTATAGAGTATACTACATTAGAGTTTTCTTGCTTATATAGAATATCAACTTGAACTACGTCTTCTGGTATATCACAAGGTACAAAATCGTATATACATATCGAACTAATAAAGTTCGACATAGCTTTATTATAAGGCTCATCTGTAAAATAAGCGTTATTTGAGCTTATACCATCTTGATATTCAGGATTAAACGCTACTTCTGTAAAAGGTCCAAATGCAGAATACTCGCCGTCTTTATATTTATATCTAAAACAAAATCTTGGTAGTATTTTTTCAAATATAGGTTCTTGACTTGAGTACTCTAGGTTTTTAAGTTCTATAAAAGGAGCTATGCTAGGTTTTCTTTTAACTACAGTAACGTGCTCGGTTTGCAACGGTCCAATATCATTTTCGTCAACGAATAGTCTAGCGTGGTCTTGTTCGTTTATATTTAATAAAGGATCTTGTTGGCTTGAGTTTCTAACATTAATTCTCTTTGGCTCGTTTTCGCCGTCAGTCCAAAACAAAAACTCGTCGATTATATTTATACCGCTAATATAACTTCCTGAAAAATTTAAGAAAGCTTCAAACTCGTTATTAGACTTAGATACATCTACAGCGATGAATCTAGACTCGGAAGAAGAGGCATCATATTCTATAATAGCATCTTTATCTATTCCTGACACTAACCAGTACAACTTGTTGGTAGTTTCGTCTGGAACGCTACCCACACAAGTATAACCGTTAAGACCTCCTACAAGTCCCTCTATACTAGTGTTGCCTAATATATTTTGAACAGTACCAGCGTTAGATTCTTCAGATGACGTAACGTCCACATTGAGAGCGTCTCTATACGAACCATTCTGAATTAATCTTTCGTCAAGGTCTTTATTCATTTTACCTTGACTAAAAGTATTCTTAATTTCAGGCATGAATTAGTGTTTAATTATTTTAGATTGACCTCTAAGAATTTGAGTTAATTCTTCTAGTTTAATATTAGATAATCTTAGTTTAGCTTTTCTTACAGCAGCAAACTTTTCTCGTTTATGAAAGCTAAGACGCCCACCACCGATGTTTGACCTAGTAGATATTACATCATATAGTATATGCTTATACATAGCATCTTCTGCTAATTTAGGCACTTGCATTTCTGCATCAGTGCCAAGACTATCACTTATATAATCTAAGATCACAGTTTTACCGCTAATGTTAGATGAAAAGTGTATTCTACCTAATCTATCGTCAATATAGAAACTACCGTTTATTTGAGCATGCTCAGGATGTAATCCATATCTTTCATTAGGGTTAAGCCAATGCTGTTCGTATCTGTAGTCTTGTATAGAATCTTCTGACGGAACATGTGAGCTATAGTTGTTCCATGTAGATGAGTTCATTTCGTTACCTTCTGGAGATACTAAACTCATTGAGCCATTTGGCGTTTGTACAGACACTGAATCTACGGTAGTATTAACAAAAAGCTCGGTATATATACCAGAGTGCGTAGTCCATGGGGCAATAGATACAACAAGTGCATATACTGTTGTATAATTACTTACGTCTACTGTTATTGCTTTTTCTCCAGTTTCACCAGAAGTCCAACTTTCAAAACCAATAAAATTGTCTGTAGATAAGTTAGGTGATTCAGGCACACCGTTGACACCAGTATTAGCTCCAATAATTTCCATGCTACCTGGCGAAGTGCTAATACCTATTCTCACTGTTGTGTTGGGCGTAGTATACGAGACTCCACTTGCTGCGACTTGAGTGCCAGTTGCTGTAGAAGTTGCCGTAGCTAGTAGTGTAACTTGGTCAAAAGCAGATACGTCTATTGGTTGCCAGCATGCTTGCGCTACACCAAATATAGGCTGTATAGTCGTTCCTTCGAAAACCGTTTTATACCTATGAGATGCGTTTCTAAAAGTTAAAGAACCGTCTACTACTGAAACATTAGAAGTTCCAGTGGTATTCTCTAGTGTAGGATTAACGTACGCATCGGTAAACGACCAAGGACCTCCCGCTTCTAAAGTAGAGTCAAAACTAGCGTTTTGCAAAAGCTCTATAAAACCGCCACCAAAAGAATATTCACCGCCCTCTTCTTGTTTTACTTGGAAAGGGTTTGACGTATGTCTCGTATGATATATGGGTCTTTTAACACCAGCGCTATCAGCCCACGATACTTTAGTATAGTTAACATAGTCGTGAGGCAAGATCATTGTTAGGCTTGGCGGTACGTCAATTTGCTGAGACTTAAATGATTTAAATGTATCGAAAGAAAGTTCAGCTAAAGCTCTTTGCGCGTGAAAAGCTATATCAGCTCTTTTTGCTTTAGGTATCAACTTATCCTCACCAACGTACATAATTTGAAACTGGGTTATAATGTCATCTAGCGAGACGAATTGATAATTACCGTAATCATTGCCTTGGTAATATTCTAAGTGTGTTGTATTATCTAATAAACCCATTTAATTATGCTTTTGCTTGTTGAATATTTTTAGACTCCTCTTGCGCAGCCACTTGAACCACATCCATACTCTTTGAGCTAACACCAGCGTATTGAAGTATTTTTATGACTAGATTTTTTTCTTCAGAATCGTGCAGTTCAAAGTCATTATAATCAGCCGCTGAAGTGTTTACAAGAGCCGCTTCGTTGACAACTAAGTATGCCCAATTAGCAACAGAAGGTCTTCTTATATAATCTATTCTAATGCTATCATATACATCATTGCCACTTGGCGAACGATATATATTATTACCTGCTCTATAGTATATAGGTCTATTAGCTGGAGGCCTTGTTAAAGCAGCGGCTTCGTACATATCGTATTCTTTTTTAGTAACCTCTTCAGCTGTGTAAAAAATAGTTGTTCCAGTCGGCCTGTATTTTACTGTTTCTAATCTATAAACAGCCGGAGTTACCACGCTAAGATCTGCACCAGTTGGAGCTTCATTTACGCGAAATAAAGAGATCTTTTCTTCAATAATATCTCTAGCGTCTGAACTTACTGTTTTATTACCAGGAATTCTAAGCATCTGGTTGAGGTCATAAAAGTATTGCTCAAATATTTCGTTTTGAGCCTGGTTGGCAAATAAGTTAAACTCCTGCGGAGTTATATAACCTCTTTGTTCTTTATTAGCTATAGCTAATACTGTTTGATATACTCTATCTACACTTACTGCCATAATTCGTTTTTTATAGTTTAGTGACCACCCCGAAGGGTGGCCACCCAACTAAGTGATTATTATTTTAATCGTTTTTCTATACTTGAATAAACATCCATGCCTTCGTCAGTCTTAAACCAAGCGGCAAGCGCTGAGTATGGGTGTTCGTCAAATGGAACAGTCATGAGTTTTCTATTAGTAGATCCCCACATAAATGTTCTTTGGTCTTGAGATAATTTAATTATCTTCATCTCTACAGCTCTAATACCAAAGTTTCTAAGCATAACGTTTTCGTCATTAACAAGCTCTAAGAACACCATTGGATTTTCTCGTGCATATAACAACAGATCTCGTCTAAGCTCCTTAGAACTCATGTTAGATACCTTAGAACCTAACTCAACCCTCATAACAGCTTCAGCCATATCAATATCTAGATTTATTGCCGCGTTTAACGCTTCAACTTCCATTTCTAGGTATTCAATTTGATTAGCAGCTTTAGCAACAGGCTTTTCTTCGTAGAAAACTTTATCTCTATCTGGGTGGTATAAAGAAAGAAGTTTCTGTAATACAACTTTTTCTTTCTCAAGTATCAACATACCGTTTCTAAAAACAATATGCTCCATACGCTGATCACCTTGCATTTCATCAACAAAACAAGTCTTTTGATTAGAACAGTACTTCAGTTCTCTTTCATAGCCTTTTTCTTCGTCAAAGTAATGAATATTAGCTGACTTAATAGATCTAGACAAAGGCTTTTTACTACCTTTAAGTCTATAAATTCTATTCTTTAACTCCCAACCATCGCTAAGTACTTTATTCTTATTAACAACTCGCTTTGGTGCTTTTTCAACAAAGACTTCTTCAATATCTTCTTCAACCGTAACAGGTTCTTCAACCACGACTGTTTCTTCTACTAGAGGCTCTTCAATTGCCTCTACTTTTTTTGTTTGCTTTTTAGCCATAATATAATATAATAAAAAATTAATATAAAACTACCCCACCCGAGGGTGAGGTAGTTTCAACAAATATAGTTTACTTCATCAACATGAAGTTGTTAGCTCCCTGAGTAACTAAGCAACGCTCAGATAGGTAGTGGATCTGCATCGCGTCAAGCGCTGATGTAGTAGCACCAACTGAACCAGTAACCCAAGTCTTCATCTTACGATTGTCTGTAGCAGAAGCTCTGTAACGTACGTGTAAGAACGGACGCTTAAGGTTTCTACCTAACGCTTGATCGTATACAGAAGAAACTCCAGCTGGGATAATAACCCCGCGGATAGCAGCGCTACCAGCACGATCGTTAATTCCACCACGAGTTGCCTTGTCGTTTAAGTAACGGAAATCAGACTTGTAGAAGTCGTAAGATCCGCGACGGAAACCAGAGAATCCTAGGTTAAGCGCCATATCTTCAGAGTTATCAAATACTCCGTAAGAAGTACCACCAGCACCGTAAGAATTCATAGATGCAAGCATATCGTCAATAGCTAGGCTAGTTGAACGGTTAACAAACATCATGTTCTCCTCAATAGCACCCTGGTTGTCAAACTCAGCAAGGATAGCATCGAACTCAGCTAGATCAGTAGCAGCGTTAACACCAGTAACACCTGAAGTTACGTTTCCACGAGACTCGATAGCCGCGAATAAACCTTCAGTACCGTTTCCGCCTGCAGCAGAATCAGCAGCACCACGGATCTGCTTGTCAGCAAAACCGATAGCAGAAGCTTCAGCCGTCTTTTCAGCCTCAAGCATAGCCATCTCTAGGTAATCAGTGAAACGAGCACGAGTGTCTCCAGCGGCCTTTAGGTACCATAGGTAACCTGATTGACCTTCTTCGCCAGTAACCTCAACCCAACCAACCTGTGAAGTATCAGATCCAGAGATCTCGTAGTAATCCTTCATAATGATTGGCTTGTTGCTGTATGACTTAAACGTTGGCTCTAAAGCTTCACGACGTTCAGCGCTGTAAGTACCAGTCTGATCAGAGTAAGATTGTCCTTTACCATATTCAGACCCGATAACTAGTAGAGTAGCTGTTCCGTCAGCAAGCTCACTTGATAAAGCAGCGTTTGCGTAAGGCTCTAGAGTAACAACTGCTGTTCCAACTTCTGCTTCTACACAAAGCGCTTTAACTACAGCACCCGCTTGCGCGATAAGTACCATATCGTTAACACGGATACCGTGAGATGCGATAGCAAAACCATCACCCGCAACGTTTCCATCAATGTCAGAAACAACCGTAAAAGTTCCGTTAGTATCTCCATCTACGTCTAGTGTACCTACATAAGATAGGTGTAAACGTGATTGCTCAGACCATACAACTTGATCAGCTGTCATAGCCTCTTCAGCCCCAACTTGAGCAAGAAATCCTGAGATAGTTCTTTGTCCGAACACCTCAGCCTCTTTCTCCATTAGGTCTGGTACATATTGCTGCGCCCAACCTTGACCGGCTGTAGACGCTAAATCTAGATAATTTGAAGCTAATGTTTGACGCTGTGAAGCGGCAACGCTATTCAAATTATTTCCTGGATTTGAAATTGCCATTTTTAATTTTCTTTAAATTGTTATTTTTTTCCTTTAATTTTATACTTAAAAGAAGCAGCATCATCACCTAGCACTCTAACTTTTACGCCACTTGCATTAACTTCACTCTGAGAAGATCTCGGGCTCATGTCAATGTTTTTAGATTTCTTTACGCTTTCTTTTATAGCGTCAGCTTTACCTTGTTCGTAAAAGTGTTGAGCGATAGCATCTGGGTTCATTGCTGTATACAAGCCTTTATGATAACCTTTAGCGTCTCTCATCGTATTATCATTATTTAGAAACTTTCTAATAAAATTATTGATGTCACTTTGGCTTTTCTTAACTTGATCAGCATCTTTAACATTAAATCTAAACTTTTTGTCTCCGACATTATATTCAAAACCTTTGAATTTGTCATTGAAAACTTCGTTAGTTTTTTGATTAAATCTAGTTTTCTGGAACTCAGATACTTTTTTGTTTTGCTCTGATTCTTTATTGTATCGATTGAAGAAATCAATTGCTTTCTGCTGCTCTTTAGTAAGCTTGCTTCCGGCTTTGATGTCTTCGTAATATTTAGACTTTTGCCCGTCTAAGTAGGTCTTGGCCTCGGCAACTTGCTCTTTGAGTGCCAATTTTTTACGTTTAATATCTCTTTCATCATCTATATCTTCATCGTATGAGAATCGATCTTCTATAAGAAAATTAATTTCATCAGAAGATAGATGAGGTTTAGTTTTTTCGTAGTACTCTTTTAACACTTGCTGGTCATTTAACCCGCTAGTGTCTCTGTTTAGTTTTACGTAATCTTCAAGACTACCACCAGTCTCTTCCATGAAGTCCACTAATTTCTGAATGTTTTCAGGTAGTGGTTTTCCAGTAGCTTCTGATTCATCAAGAGCATCCATAACCTCTTCTTTAGTTACGGTGTCTTCATCAGTAATTTCCTCTAATACTGGTGTTTCTTCTTGTGTTTCTCCTTCCGGTTGTACTTCGTCTTCACTTTGTGTGGACTCGGTGTCTTCATCGCTTCTAGCCACTCCTGAGTCGTCAGTGTCACTTTCTTTAGCTTCATTGGTTATTGGGTTTGATAAATCTACTTTGATGACGTCTGGATCATCTTTACTTTCAAATTTTTCTAAATCAAGTTCAGGTTTTTCTTCGACAACCTCTTCAACTTGTGGTGTTTCGTTTTCAATCTCGTTGATTGACTCTTCAAGATCTGTTTGATTGTTTTCCATAATATATAATATAAATTGTTATTTAGGTCCAAAAGCTTCTAATCCAAATCCGCTTCCAATAGTATCATTACCTGCAGACTCAAAGTTTTTAGGCTTTCCACCTGCTTTTCTTTGCTCTATAAGTTCACTTTGTTGTGAAGCTTGGATTTTAGTTCTTTTATCTTTTCTATCTTCTTTTTGCTTCTCTCTTTCAGCAAGGCCAGAAGTCTCCATGTTCTTTAGCTGCATATTGTATTGGAACTCAAGCGCCATTAGTTCTTTTTTAGCAGCCATCTCCATTTGCAGCTTTTGCCCCTCTATCTGGCCCTTCATCTGTTCGATCTGCATCTGTGATTGAGTTAAAGCTTGGTTTTTCTGTAATTCAATTTGAGCCGCCTGTTGCGCTGCCTGTGCATTGGCTTGAGTTTGAGCCTGGATGTTTTCCATTTGCTGCTTACGATCCTGAGCCATTTTCTTTTTTCTACGGATCTTTAACAGTTGATTAGCTAGCTTTATGCTCTTGATTTCTCTTAAATCTATAGCATCCTCTAAGTCTATATTCTGCTGCTGAAGAGCCATCTGTATATTTTGCTCTAGTACAGCTTTTTCTTCTTCGTCTGGAGACAGTTCAATGAATATACCGAAGTCATATAAATACAACTCCTTAAGTTCTTCTAGCGTGCCAACGTTATGAGCGCCAATAGCTTGTATAAACGCGTCTTTAGTTGGCGAATATTCTAGTATATCAGATATTCTAAGAGATAACTTTTCTGCAGTTTCTGTTGTTATTAATAAACCAGCTTGCAATATGTGACGAGTAGCAGTATTAGAGTTTGCTGCTGCTAATTTTTGAACACCTACTAAAGTATTTGAGTCGGGCATACTACCGTCCCTAGCTTCGTTAAGACCCGTTACGTCACGAATCATTTGTAGGTAGTAGTTGTAAGTCTGTATTAACGACTGAAGCTTAGCGCCCTTAGCACTTGATTGTATTTCTTGAATAGGTACTTTACCTGGATTCATATCGCCTTCAGACGTAAAGCTTCTACCAATTACGCTACCAGTTTGGAAAAACATGTTTAGCGCTTCCTGTGGATTGTAATTAGTACCGTTACCTAAATCTATTTCAGCAAGACCATCGGCATCAAGATACACACCATCCGGTACCATCTTAGCCATGACTTGCTGTAATTTTAAGTGCGTTAATTGAATCATATCAGCGAAGCCCGTGATTCTACCAACAAGAGATTCTATACGACCATCGTACATTCTAGGAGCTACTATGCTATAGTTCATCTTGACTTTGTTAAAGTCGCTTTTACTACGAACCATATTTTTAGCTAACTCCCATTTCAAAAGTTTATTACATCCAAGCACCATCACGCCGTCGTATAACACCTCTAGCTTTTTAGCCTCTCTAGTGTAATCCCCGTCTTTATCTTTTGGAGGATTAAAAGCATCTGTTTTTGCAATTGCTTTTTCGCCGCCAGAACTTGTTTTCTTAACTTTATATACTTCGTTGTTATATGTCTTGTAATTAAAGTATAATATATTAACTATATTATCGTCATTAGAGCGTCTTTTCTTACCGTATCTATACGCGTTATTTGTGTGGTTTTTAGATATAATCTCGTCGATCTCAGAGTCTGTTAACGTAGGAAACTCTCTAATAAGTTCGTTTATAGGCATAGACTTAACTTCACCCACGTAGTATATATCTTCAAAATAAGGTGAATCAGTATATGAATATACTAAATCTACAGGATCTACATATGAAACTACAGCACCTTCGCTTTTATTGAACTCAGTTTTTGTAGCACCTATGCCTATTGTTGCTAGATCGTAGTAAAATCGTTTTTGTACCAACTCGTAGTTATTGCCTTCTAACACAGTTTTAAGCGCTTGCTCCTCTGCTAACTCGACCGCTTGCTTATAGCTTAACTGCATATGAAGGTCTAGTTCTTCTCTAGATGTTGGTAGATCCTCATCTGTTATTTGAGTCTCTTTTGTGTTCATACCAACAGTGTTCATCGTAAAGTCGTTAAACTCTCTTAACTCCATGTCAGATAGCACGCTTTCCATATACTTGCTTCTTTTAGCCGCGCCAAATGGATCTTGAGAATATGCTTTTATATCGTATAACCTTTCCGTTATACCGTTTACTACAATATCAACAAATTTTGGTATAATAGGCACTGGTGTCCAGTCTAAATTAAGATAAGATAAATCACCGTTAATAGATAATTCATCTTTATACTTCTGTATAGATTGCTCTCCTCTAGCATACAGCCTCAGCTTATGATAGTTGTTAACGTTAGTTGTATATCTATTTACACTAGACTCTTGATGAAACCACTCAGCGTCTATTGCTTCGGCAACTTTTTTACCGTACGCCATAGAGTTTTTCTCTTCGTCGCTAACGTTTTGTTTTGGAAAATTAACATGTACTGACTCAGCCATATTTTACTTTATTATTTTAGAATTAAATCCTTTATTGTCATATGTGGATATGTATAGGTCTAGCGGTTTTCTTTCTACCTTTGCGTTTGGCGCGTATAAATGTCTATTGCAAGCCATAATAGCTAATCCAGAACTTATAGACGCGTCATGCTTTGTTCTTTTGTTTATATCAAATTTAGCCCAGTCGTTAAGTAAATCGTTAAAATACACTGTACCGTAATTACCATCTCCTAAATGTCCTACATAATTCTGTATATACATCTCTATAGCAGCTGCGTGAGCTTGTTTAATATCTTCACTTGAGTTCGGTATACCACCAATTTCTTTTTCAGCGGTTGATAACTTATTCCAAGTTTTATCTGGTCTATTCATACTATATCCTCTATAACCTCGACGGCGTAAATAATATAGTAATCTTGGCTTGTTGTTCTCTGCTAACAATGGCATGCCGTAAAACACTAAAGCCATTAAAACATCTTCAAAAAACATTTCTGCGGTTTGTGGTCTAGCTATATATTCTAAGAAAAACGAACTTGCAGGCGCGTCTTCCATAGAGAATTTTGTTAATCCGTGTAATGAGCCTTTCGAACCGCGACCGTCAACAGTACCACTAATGTCATAGCTATCACACCCAAAAGCTCCCACGTGCTCGTTGGCAGGGTATTTAATTCCATTTTTTACAATTTGTTTATTTTGCAAGTTAGCTGGAGGTACCCAACTTACTTTAAATCTACCTGTTGGATCTGGATTAAAAACAACTTGCGTATCTTTAACGCCATTAACCCAACCAAAACTTCCTACAGTAAAAGGAGCATTATGTCTGCTGCCTTCGTTGTAATCTATTTGTTCGTATATTTTAATTAAATTAAATATACTGTTTTTAGTCTCATCTCTAAACGCGTGTTCTTCAGTGCGTGGAAACTGTCTGTAAAACTCATTTAAAGCGTCTTGATCTTCTTTTAATCCTTCAGCTTCGTTCTCCCAGTGCGTAACAACACCTACGTCTATTAATTCACCGTCTGGTCCACGTCGTACATCATCACCTGGATTATCAAAGACTGGAAGTCCGAACTCGTCAATAAATCCTTCATAGTTCCATTCCATTGGGATAAAGAGAGAATAAAGGCCAGACTTCGTTTGTCCATTAGCATTTCGTCGTGAAACGTCAGAGTCATAAAATAGTTTTTTAAAGTTATCACCACCTTTGTCAAGAGCATTACTGGTTGAACCCATCATGCACTTACCAACGATTCTACTACCTAACCTTAGACAGGTTTTAGTAACTCGCCAGTTGTTTAATATGTTATCAGGTCTCTCCCATTTACCACTCTCGTCATGCACTAGCAAGTTCAGCTTTTCACCGTCATAGCTATTATCACCAGTATTCTTCCAGTCAATTGTGGTATCAAGACCTGCTATTTCTTCAAGCTGTTCGTTTGCTTGTATTTTTTTACGAGTAAACTTACTAGCTGGAACTCTATATGCAAGCTCGGACTTTGGACGATCCATACCGTCTTGTATAGGTTTGAAGAAGAACGGGTAGTTTATTGATATAGGTACAACTTTATCAGTAAACATTTTCTTCGCATCGGCACCAGACTTAGAGAGTATCCCATATCTACTATCACTCG